TAGCAGCTTCTTCGGCAGCTTTTCTAGCTGCATCATTAACTCTTGTTCCCATAATACAAATAAATTAAATGTTATAAATCGGTTAGCAACTGTTCAACCAATGTGCATCCTAACCACACACACAATGGCAATATGTTTAAAGTCATTTGGTTTGATAGTAACTGCAATATGTTTATAGTCATTTGGTTTGATTAAGCTAATAGTTCTTTAACAACATCGTTAGCACCTAGTATAAGTACTAACACTACTAATAGTATTAGAAAGCTATTCACATGGTTATCATACAACTTAATGTAACTTAGATGTATGAATACTGGTACACCTAGCATACTTAATGCTAAGTGTACCACTTTAATCTTATCACGAGTACTCATACGTATCTAGTATAATAACGTGAACAAAATTGTTCATAAGTCTCGCCTGCACGACCATGTTCTCTCCAATCACGTCTCTGTTTATTAACAACAGAACGATAAGTCGCAGTAGTCATAACAACTGCAACCAATAACAATATCAAGAATATCATAAACATAAGTATTTAATTAAACATTATAGCAATATGTTTAAAGTCATTTGGTCTTGACGGGGGTATTGGAATTGGTTTGAGAGCAGGGGGCGGTAGTGGTAGGAGCTTCGTCTCGATAAAAATATATTCATGAAAAATATTATTTTGTGGGGCAGCACTAATAGTAGTACCTCTAAGTTTATTTCTTCTAATAGTCCTAATCCTATTTCTAAGTTCATTATTAGTCCTATTCCTAATTCTATTTCTAACAGTAGTTCCAGTCCTATTTCTAAGTCTATATACATTAGTTAGTCCTAATAGTATTTCTAATTCCCTTCTGTATATCTATTGTTGTTAGTAGTCTAATTCTTCTTATAGAAGAATTATCCTATTTATTAATATCTATGATTCCTATAAGTCTTATTATTGTATTTAAGTTCTTAATCAGTCTTATTTATATTATATGGTATTAGTTGTATTACATTGTCTATTTGGTCTTATTGTGTATTACCTTTCTCCTCTTCTATCGAAGAGTTCGAAGATTTAGCATCAGGATTGTAAAAATAGAATGGTAAGATTTAGTCGATATTTTAGTTAAGTAGTGGACTTGCATTAGAGTGTGTACTAATGTGAACTAGTGTGAATGGATGTGAATTATATAGCGAATACAATTCTAAAGGTTTTTTAACGAGTTAGATATTGATAGTACGAATATTATTCGTATACTTGTACTATTAATGACTGGTGCATATATTACTCTTAGTAATGCTAGTCAACTTAATTAATAGTATTAATAATCTAATTAAAGTAATTATGCTACACTTAGAGAACAAAACTAAAGGAGAAACTTTCCTAGTTCCTCAACACATCGGAGAAATTGATTTCAAATATGTTTCTGACCGAGTTAAAGATATAACTCCGTTTAAGCATTTTGGTATTGTCGCTATTATTCAGACTGCTAAACTTCGTGAGATTATCAATCCTGATTTAAAGGGTACTGGTAGTACTAGATTTATATTAGTTAAGACTAACTATGCTGATGATGTTAAGGAAGAAGATAGAGCTATGCTTAATCGTTTCTTATATGTTGCTCCGTCTGATGTATTTACTGGCATAGATTGTAATCCTCGCAGTAACGAACTTACTCCTTATAATCTTGCTGAATTTATTCGTGGCGACCAAGACTTAAATCTTAGTATTGCTCGTGGTGAGATATTCCGTAAAGTTGGAAGTGGTTCTGTTATTAGTTTACTTGGTACAGAAGTGAATCCTGTTACTACTGAAAAGAAAGGAGATAATGGTAAGTTGATTACTACTATTGCCGAAACAGTAGTTTGTATTGGCTATAAGATTGTCCGTCTTACTGATATTCAAGGTCAGAACTCTGTCGAAGGTCTTATTCCTAGTGGTAAACCTCAAAAGTTTATAGTAGCTACTAATTTACTAAATGTATAAACTAGATGCCTTCTATTGATTTAAAAGAGAAAAAGGAGTTATTAGTAACTCGTCCTGATATTATTAGTTTATTAGGTGTTACACCTCTTGAAGCTGAAATAATAGATGATATTATAGATAATATCGAAGACCAAATTATTGATAGGATTAAAAGTCTACAACGAGTTTCAATTCCTTTTATCGGTGGATTTATTGTTAATGAAGCCAAGTTAGATGCAATAGAACATCATCCTGTAATGAAGGCTAAAAGGCAAGAACTTACTAATGAAGAATATTGGAAATTTAAAAAGAGCTTAGTTGCTACTCGAATGGCTCAACGTAGTAAATTTAGAAGTAGAACTTCGATAATATCTCGAACTGTTAGACTTAATCGTAAGTTAGCCGCAAGGAAACTTAGAGAGTTTAATCAAGATGAGAGGTCTTTTAAATTATATATGTACTTCTTTAGTAAGATGAAGCCAGTTAATGATTCTGATTACTATATTGAACTAAGAAATAATAAAGGTTATGATTACGAAGATTGCCCCTTTGGATTTAACAGGTATGATTAGCGTTGACGAGCAAGGTTATCCCTTTGCTCCTAACGTTTATCAGATACAGGATAAAGATGTAAGAGAGTTATATCTTCGTGATACTAGTGAAGATAAACTTCGGTATCTTAAAGAAGCCGGAGTTATTTTTTATCTAGCTGACCCTAAGTCTCCACCTAATCAAATGGGATATAGTCGTCCCGAAGCCTTAGCATCTGCTAGAGCTAATTACGCTCTTCCTAATGATTGGCAACCAGATGCTCTTATTCTTCGTCTTGTTGATAGATATCATGAAGATAAGATGGGCGTTGCAGGCGAAGCTCTTGAAACTATTCTTAGAGCAGTTCATAATAGTTCTCGTGCAGCTAATATACTTAGTGAGCAACTTACTAATAAACTTAATGCAGGTATACAAGCCGAAGATACTTTGCCAGTTATTGATTTGATAACTAAGCTAAATGGTATTATTAATATCATTCCTAATCAGATTAAATCTTTAGGTGAAGCTAAACAAGCTGCTGCTCTTGAAATAGAACAGAAGAAAGCTCGTGGTGGTAAAGTAGTTACTAGTTCTATGTCTGCTAAAGATGCTAGTGATTTAGAAGCTCAAGTAGAAGCTCAAAAGAGAGAGCTAGGATTGGTAAGCGATAGTATTGTTAACACTCCTTTACGGGGGAAATACGAAAGTACAAAATGATACCGGTTAAACCTGAATATAAGCAAACTAAGTTATACTTTGATGAGCCTACTCATAAGTATACTGATAATTGTGGTAATTCTTATATTAGTGCCACTACTATTATTCATTCGTATGTTCCTAAGTTTGATTCTAATTATTGGGCTAAATATAAGGCTAAAGAAGAAAATACTTCTATTAAAGATATAAAGAATCAATGGGATACCATACGAGATAAAGCCTGTGATATGGGTAATGTCTATCATAATAGTTTTGAAGATGGTATTCGTCAGAATAGTAAATTCTTCAATGCTATTAAATATCTGAATAAACAAGAAAGTAAACAAATGGTTACTGTTGCTGATTTAGATGTTGTTGATAGTCATGTAAGACTTCTCGATGTTGATGCTTTCATTGAACATACTGAAAACAAATATCCTGAAATATATAAAGTATTTAAGTTCTATACTGAACGAGATTATAAGATATATTCAGAGATAGGAGCATTTCTTCCTAAGTATCTTCTTAGTGGAACTATTGATATACTTCCTATTCGTGAAGATGGTTTTGTTATTCTTGATTGGAAAACTAATCGTACAGGTCTTAGATTTCAAGCAGGATACTATAAGAAAGATAAAACTGTTCGTCCAGTACAAGAAACAGATGAATGGGTTCATAAGTCCGAAGATGTTCTACTTCCACCGTTTTGTGGTTTACCTAATTGTAATGGTACTACTTATGCTTTACAATTAAATCTATATGCTAAAATGGTTCATCTTATTACTGGTTTGCCTTGTCGCGGTTTAGCTCTTTGTCATATTGAAGTTCCGTTTGTTCTTAACCAATATGGTAGACCTCAAAGATTTAAAGACGGTTTTCATATTGATGAAAGTAAAAGTGAAACAGCTAAGTGGTATAAGATACCTAGATTAGAACCTGAAATAGATACTATGCTTAATATCCGTTATCAAACTGTTAATGGAAGTCAGAAACAACAAATGAATTTATTTGTATAATATAAATGTAATATCATGTCTAAATATAATAATTTATTAATAGATAGGTGTCGTACTGTTGATTGGAGAAAGACACTAGAGAATAAAGGTTATTCTTACTTTGATAAAGGTAAGTATAATCTTAATCTTATTGGTGTTCGTTCCAAAGAACATGGTAATGAGTTCAATGATGTTTTTATAATTGATTATTGGACAGCTAATGGTAAGAGATATACTCCTATGTATCCTTGTACTACTGACCCTGGTTATAAAAGTCTTACTAATCCTGTTAATATTAAAGGTTGTGCAATTCTAGTTCCTGGTCAGTATCGTGGTTGTTTTAAGAAAGGTTATCATAAGGGACAATATCTTGCTCTTGTTCAACATAAACCTGTTAAAGTATTCCGTGATGCTAATAAAGATTTCTATCTTGATTGTGATGAATCAACAATAGAAGAAGGAATGTTCGGTATTAATATTCATAAAGCAGGAGAATCAAGTGTTGTTGTTGACGGTTGGTCTGCTGGCTGTCAAGTTCTAGCTAGAAGTATGGATTTCAGAGAACTTATGAATATAGTTAACTTAGCAATTCCTTTGTGGGGCGATGTATTTACTTACACGTTGTTAGAAGAAAAAGACTTAATAATATGAAACTAAAGAGTATTGGAATAGGACTATTAATAGTAGTAATCCCATTTGTTATAATTGGAGTATTAAACAATTTTGTTTTTAATAAGGAAAATGTAGAAGTCCCACTTATCGTTCCTGATACTATATATCAGGAAATAAAAACAAAAAGAGATAGTTTACAACTAGTAATAGATTCTATTCTCAATACTCTTAATAATACTAATCAGTATGAGAAAGAATTTGATAAAGCAATTAGTGATACTGATAGTATTGCTATTCTCGAACGCTTCATATATCTTGTGTCAAAACCAATCGGAGTTGAGAATCCAAAGGTTGGAGACGAAGGTAGATAGTTTACAGCAATCCTACTCCTTTACGGGGGATGGCGGAGCGAAGCGACGCCTAGATAAAGAAGTATTAAGAATAGCCAATGCAAAGTTAATACTTTCAGAAGAGTATAAAAGTCAATATGAATCCTACAAGAAGTTATACGAACTAAAAGTTAAAGATAGCTACTTGCAGGATTCTATTATATCTAAGCAACGTGAAGAAATAAAGAGGATAACAATACTAGGAAATCAAGCTATTGTTAATCTTAATAAGGAATATAATAAGTCTAAAAAGTATAAGAAACAACGTAATGGATTCATAGCTAGTACAGGTGTGCTAGCTATTCTTGTTGCTATACTACTAAAATAATTAATTGTAAGCTATGCAATTGTCTGAATACCCGTTCTTCATGTATTATTATGAAGAAGATAAAGGAAAGAAATATAAGCACGCAAGAGACTGTGGATATAAAGACCCATTCGACCATTTCTTAATAGGAGAAAGCGGAGGGTTCTTAATGAATATTGACCCACATAAGCGTTTTGTTAATACAGACCTTTTACGTCCTGCTGCTGTTACTTATGAGAAAGAAGGAGTTTATACTAAGTTTGCAGTAGATAGTATGCCTCATATAAACTTTCGTAAACAGGAAACTCTACGTAGACTTGTTGGTTTTAAAGCTCCTTGTCTTATGGATACTAGAACTGGTGAGATAGAAGATGTCTATATTACTGGTGAACATTATAATTTTATTAATTATGGTCGTATTCTTAAACTAGATACTAAAACACTTCGAGTAGAAGAAGGTAAGGTTACTGGTCGTAAGATAAGAGGATTTCCTAGATTTATTGATTGCCAGTGGTGGTACTTCTTAATCAAACAGTTCTGTCGAGAAAATGGTATGTTTCTTATCAATGATAAGACAAGACGTGGTGGATTTAGTTATATGGAAGCTATTGGTTCTGCTAACTTTATCAATCTTACTCCTAACCGTGCTGTTATTCATGCGGCTAGTGATAATAAGTTTTTGGTTCAATCAGGAGGTCTATCTGACTTTATGAAGAAGCAAATTATCTTCTATGAATCTAATACTCCTTTTGCTAGAGGTATAGCTAAGATTGATGCTAGTGATTTTATCTTAGGTTATAAAGACCCTAGTACAGCTATTATAGATGATAACAGTTGGAATAGTGCTTGTATATCTGTATCTACTAAGAACAATCCTTCTGCTGCTGTTGGTAAAGATGCCGGAGAAATCAAGTGTGAGGAAATGTCAGAGTTTGAGAACTTCGATGATTTCATGGATGTAACTGAACCTACTCTAAAGACTGGTTCTGTTACTACTGGTTTTCTTAATGCTTGGGGTACTGCTGGTAAAGCTAATGCAGGTTGGGTAACATTTGAGCAAAACTTTTATGACCCTAGAGGTAGAAACTTTATGGCATTTGAAAATGTATGGGATAAAGATAGTAGAGCAGAAGTATGTGGTTACTTTAAACCTTATTGTTGGGGACTTGAAGGTTATAAGATTGGCGACGATAATCAAATCGCTACTCTTACTTCTCTTGATGATGATGGTAATTCTGATATAGCTCTTGGTTTTCAAATAGCAGAAGAAGAACGTGCTGCTGAAAAAGCTAAGAGTAAATCATTCGCTAAGTTTATTAGTTATTGTGGACAGTATGCTAATATGCCTAGTGAATCATTTAGTTCTGTAAGTGAGAATATATTTAGTAGTGAGATATTAGATGAATGGGAGCAAGAACTAAAAATGTCTAATAAATATAACTTCTATATAGATGGTAAGTTTGTAGAATATGATTCGGATAACTTCGAGTTTATTCCTAATGAACGTATTGCTGCTACTGGTGGTGTATTTAAGAAGGATTACTTTGATTATATTAAGAATGTTCCTCGTCATTCTAATGAAGACCCTGAAGGTTGTATTCGTAAATGGTTTAATCCAATTAAAGTAGAATACATAGATAAAAAGACAGGTCAGCTAACTAAAGGTACTCCACCGGGAATATATAGTATTAGTTATGACCCTGTTGGTATTGATAAAGATAAGAAAGAACTTACTAATAAACATTCACATAATAGTATTAAAGTTTGGATGAATCCTTGTATATATAATGGTTATCGTCCTAGATTATGTGCTGTGTATTATGGTCGTCCTGATGAACTAGAGAAAGCAGATAGAATCTGTTATTATTTTGCAGTTACTTATAATTGTCTTGGTACAACTAATGTCGAGATTAACCGTGGTGAAACAGTTAGTAATTTTAAGAAGTGGAAAGCTATTAGATACTTAGGTTATCACCCAGTTCATTTATGGGATACTAATATTAATACTAAGAAGATTAATACTATTGGTTATGATATTAGTAGTGAGACAGTTAAACTTGATGGTCTTAGAATGTTAAAGGAAATGTTGTATTCCCCCATAGGGAAGTTCGAGGACGGTCGTGATATGCTTGTTCTTCATACTATATATGATTATCAGTCTATACTAGAGTTAAAGAAATGGTCTAATACTGGTAACTTTGACCGTGTATCTGAAATGATTGTTCGTGGTATTGAATGGGCTGCTAATGATAAGTTTGCTAAAAAGCAGCTTGAACATAGACAGAGAGTGCAAACAGAGAAAGAAAACTTTTGGAATCGTAAACGTTATTAATTATGAGTTGGTTAACAGAAAGCAACAGGTTAAAACATTTCCTCTACGCAATCCCATGTGGATTACTAGGAATAATGTTAGTAGTAGGCTTAGCCGTAGGCATGGAATTTAAAGATAAAATGTATGGCGGTAAGTTTGATTTCTTGGATATTTTAGCTACATTGCTTGGCGGAATGATAGGATTCGTATTAATGCTAGTTATAGTAATAAGTACGGGTGCTATTAATTGGTACATTAATATACTTATTAAACTAAGCGAATTGTTATGATTGATGCTAAGCTAAATGCTCGACTTGGGGACATGCCTAAACAGCGTGTCCCTAATTCTGAAAAGGATGAATACTGGGCTGGTAGAACAATAGATTATTGTATTGCTGCCGGACTAGCGTGTAATGATAGAACTAAGACGGAACAACTTCTTGAAATACTTCATGGAGAAATGCCTGACGAGTTCTATCGTAAAACACTTAACCCTTATAATGCTACGAAGGAGAACTTTAAAAGATTTCCTGCTACTCTAAGGAATCTTGATATTATTAATGATGTAGTTCGTCGTTATTTATCAGAATACGTTAAATCTCAGCATGAATTTATTGTTGGTGCTAATAATCCTGAAATTATTATGGCTCGTGATGCAGCTATTCGAGAAGATATAGTTAAGAGAGCTATGATAGCGTTTCAACAAGAAGTTCAAAAGAGAGTACAGCAACAACAAGCTGAAAATGCTCAACTAGAAGCTCAAGGACAACCAATACAAGAGGTTGACCCTGAACAATTAGCAGCTGATGCAGAAGAGTTTGAAAAGAACTTTATTGATAATTATATAGATGAAATAAGTGCACAAGCTCAGCAACTATTAGAAGTTATTGATGATGTTCTTAATAACGAGACAATAATTCCAGTTGAGTACTTTAACTATATCGTTACAGGGGAAGTTTATAGTTTCCATACTGTTCGTGGTAAAAAGCTAGTTAAAGAGTGGGTTCCAACTACTGATATGTTTCCTGTTCCTAATGGAGAGCAAATGGTATCTAAGTATGATATTGTAGCTCGTAGAATGTTGATGAGTTATAATCAAGTAATAGACCAATTCTCTGATGAACTATCAGATGAAGAACTAGAGTTTATAACTAAGTATTATAATCCTAGTACAGTTGGTGCTACTCGTACACTTAGTCTTAATGCTTATACTTATTATTTTCCTGAAAAGTGTAAGAGCTATGAGAATGATAATAGAGAGATATTTCCTTCTGATGGTTATGATTTAAGATTAAAGAACGGAGAACTTTTAGAAGTATGGCATGTTAATTGGAGAGGTTATACACAAGTTAAGATACTAAAGTACATTAATGAGGTAGGATTAGTTGATGAGATGATTGTTCCTGATGATTTTGAATTTAATCCTGAACTCGGACATATTGAGATAACTTCTGTATATAAACCACAAGTTTACGAAGGTTATCGTATAGGAGGTCAACGCTTTGGTATATATCCAGGTGGTGCTAAACCTATTCCTTTCCAATTAGATGATGATGTTAGATTGCAGTATTGTGGACTTCAAGAAGTACTTCCTCAAATGGGAAAGTTCTCCATTGTAGAGATACTTACTCCTTTCCAAATACTAATCAATATATTCTCTTATCATAGAGAAATGATGATAGCTAAAAATAAGATGTTTATTCTTGTTGCAGCTAAATCTTTATTTGGAGAAGATGCAGAAGAAGCTATTTATAATATAGCGGCAGAGGGGATATTTCCTTATGATGATGCAGAAGATATTAATAGTACTAAAGCACAATCTATTAAAATGCTTGATGCCAATATCTCCGGTTATATTACTGAAATATCTAATCTTATTGAATCTATTAAAGCTAGTGCACGTGAAATGGTAGATATGACACCACAACGTTATGGACAAATAGCTACTAGTGCTGGTAAAGGTACTACGAAAGAAGCAATTATTCGTGGTTCAATGGGAACTGTTATTATCAATTATATGTTTGATAAGTTCCGTGAAGATGAATATATCGCAGACTTAAATAATTCTAAGCTAGCTTGGATTGACGGGTTAGATACTTCCTATTATGACAAGTCAGATAGAAAGCAATATATTTCTCTTAATGTAGAGAATCATACTCTTGGACAGTATGTAGTTAAAGCTAAGAACTCTGATAGAGAAACAGAGAAGTTTGAACAACTTAAAGAGTGGGCTTTCAACGCTAGTCAAAATGGAGATTTAATGTCTGCTGTTGCTGCTATTACTTCCGGTAATATATCCAGTCTTAAACTAGCTATTAATCGTTATCAAGAGATTCGTCAGAAGAATGAAGAATCACTTAGACAATTAGACCAACAATTAGAAGAAGCTAAGAATAAAGCTGTTCTTGAACAGATAGCTGCTAAGGGAGAACAAGATGCTAGGCTAGCAGAAATCAAAGGTTATTATGATTTACTTGCTAAAGGAATGGATACAGAAGCTGCTATGGCTGCTTTAGCTAATCAACCTGTGCAAACTGCTCCACAAGATAATTCTGCTGAACTATCATTGAAACAAGCTGAACTAAATGAAAAGAAACGAGCTAAGGATTTAGATATGATTAACTCTGCGTTAGATAGAGATAATGAACTAAAGATAGCTAAAGAGAATAAGAATAGATATGATAGTTCTAAGTCTAAATCTAGTTCTACTAAGAAGTGAATACTAAGTTATAATTAGCTATATACCATTCTCTATGATTCAGACGTGCCCTACGGAACTTTCCGTAGGGTTTTTCGTACCCATAAAATCGACGTAGATAGCGTTTCCTTTGCCTCTGTTGCATTTACCCTATCGAATGGATGAACTGTAAAGGAAAGCATTAAAATGCCGTGACGGGTCTTAAAATGGCTCATTCTTTTGCCCTGTATCGAACGCAAAGTTTCTGCTGATAAGATTAACTCTACTAATACTTAAATACAAATACGGGCAATTCTAAACCTAATAATAAGGGTATTCAGACTAGTAAGAGTTTGCTTTCTCATATTATTAGATTACATTTGAGTGAAAGTAATAATCAAAACATATTTATTATGGGAACTTTTAGTAGTAATAACAATTTAGATTTAAGTACTGGTAGTATTGATACTGGCGATACTGCTAATACTGGAGGTCAAGGTACTGGCTCTGGTGCTAACGGCAATCCTGCCGGACAGGGACAACAAGGTGCTGGACAAGAAGGACAACAAGGACAAGGCGAAGGTGCTAATACTGGTACTGTTGATAATGGTGGTAAAAACCAAGAAGGACAACAGGGACAAGGAGAAGGACAGCAAGGAAGCTCCTCTACGGGGGAAGAAGTGGTATTATCAGAAGGTGATACTATAAATGTTGATGGTGTAGATTATACTATTGATGCTAACGGTAATGCTCTTGCTGTTGATGGAACTATATTTCGTACTGCTGCTGAACTTGCTGAACTTATATCTCAAAATGGTTCTGAACCAAGTGTTCTTGAACAATTACAAACTCGTTTCGGTTCTGACTTTAAAGATGAGAATGGTAATCCTATTGTATTCGATAATAATACAGAAGGTATTGCTGCTTATGTTGATACAGTAATTCAGAATAGAATTGCAGAAGCTCAAACTGCTGCTCTTAATAATCTGTTTGAAACTTATCCGCAAGTAGAACAAGTTATTAATCATCTTAAACTTAACGGTACTCTTGACGACTTCGTAGAAATTCCTGATAGAAGTCAGATTACTGTTAGTAAAGATAACGAAGAACAACAAGCTACTTTCATTCGTGAAGAATGGAAACTTAGTGGTAAAAAAGGAGATGTAAATAAATTCATTGACTATTGTAAGAACGCCGGTATTCTTTATGATACTGCTGTTGAATCTAAAGAAGCTGTTGATAGCATTTATGAATCTCGACTTGCTGAACAGAAAGCACAAGTAGAAGCTAAAGAAGCTGCTGCTGCTGCTGAAGAAAAAGCATATTGGGATAATGTAGAAAAGACTATTAGCAAAGGCGAACTATTAGGTTATAGTATTCCTGAACAAATCCAATGTAACAAAGACGGAAAGAAAGTAATGCTTAGTCGCAGAGACTTCTTGAAGTATGTGTCTACTCCTGTTGATAGTGAAGGTAATACAGCCTATATGTTAGACGAAGCTAAAGTTGATTCTGATGCTCGTATGCAGGATGATTTACTTAAAGCATTTCTAAGGTTTACTGGTGGCGATTATGCTAGTCTTGTTGGTATGGCTGTTAATAAACAAAAAGTTCTATCTATTAGAACTGCCGCAGCGCAAACTACTGGTAAAAGGACTGTTATTATCAATAGTAAAGGTAATAATTCTAAGACAGTTGATAATGACCAACTAGTCTTGAACTAACTAAATTAAAACTAATATGTATAGATTAAGAGAAGTCGAAAGAGGTAGATATGATGACAGAGGTTATTCTAATGAACAATCTCTTGCTGCCTTAATGATTCAAAAACCGGAGGAAATCAACAACTTCCTGACTTACACTTATGGTATGGAAGATGACCGATTCCCGCTAACTTTCCTTACTGAAGGACAAGGTGCTGCTGGTGTTCGTGACATTACTACTGTTGAGTGGACTTGGAAGACAATGGGTCGTCAGAGATTTAATGATTACATTGTTTGGGCTGACACTAGTGATAATACTCCTGGTATTGGTGGTAAACCTATTAAGGTTGAGTTTGCTACTGGTCTTATTATTGAACAGTATGGTTTGCTTGCTCCTGATGGTAAAACTGCTGTTCGTGTAATGCGAGACCATGGTGCTGGTAGTCATGGTGGACATCTGTATTCTTTGCAGCTAAAGAATCCTGATAAAAGTGCTTATGTTGACCCTGCTAATCTTGAAAAAGGTAAGTATTGGTGTATGTTAGCTCCGTCTATTCCTGAATCTTATTCTAAGGGTAACAAGACTAATGTAATGGGACCTGGTGTTATGAAATCCCAGCTAGGATTCAAGCGTTATAGCAAGGAAATTGCAGGTAACATTAGTAATGTTATTGTTAGCTATGCTTTCAAGACTAAAGGTGGTGGTACTGACACTCGTTGGATTAACGAAGAAATGCGTCAGTTCGATGTTCAGATGCGTATCTCTAATGAGATTGACTTATGGACATCTCGTTACAATCGTACTGTTAATGGTACTATTGATATGAAGGATTGGGATAATGACCAACCAATTCCCGAAACTGCTGGTATGTTTGAAATCCTCGAAGAGTCTAACTATGATACTTATGGTGAATACTTGCCTCTTAGCAAGCTAAAAAGAACTATTGGTGACGTAGTTGATAAGGATACTGATACTGGTTCTATGGAGATTACTCTGTATGCAGGTAAAGGTGGTATCGAAGATTTCGATATGGCTATCCGTGAAGATGTTAAGTCCGAAGGATTTATTACTCCTCTTGGAGAGAAAATGATTGGTGAAGAAGGTGGTGGTCTTACTTATGGTAAATACTTCCGTAAATATAAAACTATTGACGGACATACTGTTACTTGTATTCATCTTCCTTTCTTGGATAAATCTCCTATTGCTGAAACAGCAAAAGCTAATGGACTTATTCATCCTCGTACTGGTTTGCCTATGACATCTCACAAACTGATGTTCATTGACAACTCTGTATATAACGGAAATCGTAATGTTCGTATGGTACGTATGAAAGGTCAGTCTTACCTTGTTGGTGTATTGAAAGGTCTTACTCCTATTCCACCGTCTTGGGGTTCTGTTCCTAGCAATTCTATATCTACGGATATTGATAAGTCTCAATATGAAGTTAAAATGTCTCGTGGTCTGCAAGTAGATAGACAAGAGAAGATGTTCATGTTGGAGTGCGTACTCTAAGTTAAACAATTAAAATTGAAATTATAATGGAAGGACAAGCACCAAAAGCCGGAACATTCGGCAGTAGTCTAAATAATCCAACTAATAGCCCTAGTGCTACTACACAGGCTAAAGCTCCGGAAACTCCTAGAGAAACCTATGAACAACTTCTTAAAAAAGAAGATGGTTTAGATAGAGACTTCTTAGAAGAAAGATATATTACAATAGCTCTTGCTACTGATATTACTATTAATTCTGTTTATCGTCAAGTTAATGCTAGATATATCGTTGACCGTCACGATAGCATTGGTGGTAGTATTAATTCAGCTAGAATCTTAACTAGCAACTATAAAGAAATGGGAGCGTATATGCCTTCTCTTGTTGGTTGTTCTGTTAATTCACAGGAATATATTACTCGTGTTCAACGTTGGTTCAATAGCATATCTATTCCTGTTGATGGTGAAGGAAAGAAACTTAATTGTTCTTTCCAATGGAATAAGAAAAGAGATTATCTGAACTATAAGATAGATGAAACAGAGATTATCGAAGAATATGATAATGCTGAAAAGTCTAATCCTAAACAGTTGAAAGATGCTATTGCTAAATATGTAACTAAGATTAATGCTCTTGAAGCAACTCGTTATCAATACGGACATCCTATTAAAGTAGATGATTACTTAGCATATCGTCATTGTTTACTTTATCCTATTGTCGCTAAAGACGTAGCTATTATTAGCTTCGACCCTCGTGTTAAATTCTATATTAAAGATGAACAACGAGAAAATAATCGTCTTAAACGTAATCGTATTCAAGCTAACAAAGCAAGACGTAATTATCTTGATGCTATTGATAACGATGCTAAGTTCAAAGCTATTTTCGTATGTTATTCTGCTAGTAACAAACAAGATGTATTATCTAACTTGTTACTTGATAGAACTATCCAAGAAAAGATGCTTGATGACTTTGCAATTAAAGAGCCGGAGAAATTCAACAAACTGTTTAACAATTCACAAATTGAGCTTCAAGCGTTCATTGAAGAAGCTATTGCCAAAGGTGAGCTAGTTCGTTCTGATGTTAATCAAACTGTTCTTACTCCCGAAGGTGGATTTATCGGAGCTAACATGAAAGAAGCGTTGGCTTATTTCAGTAATCCCGAAAATGCTGATTATAAAAGAGCACTTGAAACTAAACTAAAATTATAATAACTATTTATTATGAAAGTAGCAGAGATACATAACGAGTTCATGCTTCTAGCTCAACAAATGGGCATGAAAACTGTGCGAGCAATACTTCCCGAACAGGTAGACAAAATAATCAATTTAGAGACTATCGAATATGTGAAAGATGTTTTCTCTCGTAAAGGTAATCGTGAACTCGATGGTATCTCTGATAACGTTATAAGATTAACAGAACTTAATCCTCTTCATACTAGTATTAAGATTGAAGCTGAACAAGGAGATATAATGTTTGGTACAGGTTATAAGATAGAATTAAATAATTATACTACACCAATGTTCTATACATCAGTTTACTCCTTTAAGGGGGATAAATCTTATCGTTGTAGATTGATTGACTTAGACTTAGTTAGTGAAACAATGAATGATTATCATTCAAAATCTATTGTTATAAGTCCTATATGTTATAAGACTGAATCAAATATTGAAGTTATAGCAACGTTCGAGATAGATAAGTTTCTAGTTAATTATATTAAATATCCTACTCCTATTAGTAGTGTAACTGATACTACAAATGAATTATCAGATGTTGCTATGAAGGAAGTTATTAAGAGAGCAGTTAATACTTATAATGCTATTTCTAATAACAATAGTTATGAGAAAGTTTCAAACGAATTATCTAAATTAGAATAAAATGGAAAGACTGTTATTTGCAGGTAATGTTGCATTAGCTACTACTCCCGCCACTTTAGCTGCTGTTAATGCAGCAGGTATTACAGAGGGTGCTGTTGCTCTTTACGACAACGAAGGTGCAATCATCTCGAAAGCTCTTACTAAGAACATTCCGATGTTTACCTTGTTTGTTGGTGGTGGAGCATTTGCTAATAAGAGCAAGTATACCAATATTGTATCTGATATTGATACTAGACGTTTCTCTTATGTTAAGAGTGTCTATGCTGCCGGAACTAAATTTAGTGCGGAAATTACTGTTCCTACCCCCGTAGAAGGAAAGGATTATACGTTAACTATGGCTAAAGCTCATACTGTTCTTAATGAACGTTATAAGTGGTCGGCTAGTGAGCGTGCTCGTGAAGGTGATACTGCTGCTATTATTGCTAAGAAGTTAAGTACTCAACTTAATTCTCTTGGTAAGAATGAAGGATTTACTGCTAGTGTTGCTGCTGCTAAAATTACCGTAACTGGTACTGATTATGAAGCATGGAATCTGATTGCAGGAGATTCATTATTTGGAGCAAAAGTAACTACTACAAAAGCTATGAAACCAATTAATGATGACGCTGCTCTTAAAGAATTACAGATTCGTTGTATTGGTGGTGAAGGTATTAATTCTACTAGCAATGATGCTCGTAAATTATATACTTTGCCGGAATTCTCTAATGCAGGTGGTTGGACAGTATTTACGCTAACTTTCTATCCTCATCGTGACCTTCGTAGTGGTAGTACCGAAAATGTTAAAACTATTATTCATCTTGCTATTCCGACAGAAGCTGCTCAAATAGCTACTCTTGAAACAATATTTGCATCTGTTAATACTCCGGCAGCAGCAGCAGGAGCTTAAAGAAGATATTGTAAATATAACTCGTAATAGTTTAATAAAGGGGTTGCTATTAATGTTAAAATTAGTAGTAATCCCTTTAATCATAAATAGGGATGAAGGAAATTATCGAATCTGCTCTTAATCAAGGCTTGAGTTCCTTGATAACTATTTCTATTTTCCTACTATTATATAAATGGTTGGATAATAAGAAGAAGACTGAAAGCGAAAAGTTTGTTAGTTCTATTAGTAGTACTCTTGATGAAGTATCTAAGTCATTACTACAAGTCTCGACATTTATTACTGATATTACAAAGAATATCATAGATAAAGATAAAGACAAGTGTAAGACTGCAATAGACGATGCTATGTTCGCTTCCGCAATGAGATTAACAATATTCGTTACTAATACTGTTATTAACAACCACGTTCAAACTAACAAAGATAATATACTGGCTAATATCCATAATATAGTTAATGCTGAATTTTATACTGTATTCTCTAGCTTGTCATTGTACAAGATTAATGGACTTAAGGTTAGTGATAATATGAAAAAGGATTGGATGCCTTCAGTGGAGAAGTCTATAATAGAGATAATATTTAATGACAATCTTAGTAAAGAAGATAAAATATCTAGTTTTAATAATAAAATAAACTTGAAGTTTCAGTCTTACATAACTTATATAACAAATAATACATTAAAGTAATGGACATAAACTTCGATAATGTAAATAGCAAATTGGTTGATAGAGGTGTACAAGTTGTACACCTCTCTACCATTGGATTCGTTCTTACTAATGAAGATATATGTAGATATAATGCTATGACTATTCTTAGTCACATGCAGAATGTAGAATCTAAACTTAGTGAGAAACAACAACAAAATCTAATTGCAATGTATAACGAATTAATAGTAATGCAATGAGAAAGAACGAAAATGGAATGTATACTTACTTGGATGTTCCTAGTAAGTATAATTGTGTTTATAAAAGATTGCTTATTAAGTTAAGTGACTTAGGAGTAGACATGATTAAAGATTGTACTTCTACTTGTAAAGGTATCAATCGTCAAGTCATTAATTGTTGGAATATGTTTCAATCTGCTTGTGCCGCCTATACATTAGGTTATTGGAAACAGGCAGATTTACTCATTAATTATATTAATATTTCTTTAGCTTTGAACTGTACTGAATATACTACTGATGAGAAACCTGTATTTATGACATTTGAACTTAATATTCCTATGTCAATTACTGGTGCTCAACAGATAAAATATAATGAAGCTACATTTGTTATCGCTAATAAAGAATATGTAACTAAAGATACTCTTACTATATATCAAGTTATTAACGAAAGAGAAAATATTATAGCTTCAGGATTATCTATTGATAGTCCGGCTAAGTTTAATGAATTAACACTTAATGCTCAAGTAGGACAAGTTTATATATTTAGAGCTAGTGTAGAAGGAGAAGACGGTGAAATATATTATTCTAATGACTTTATTGTCGAATGTAAGTCTATTCCTAAAATGAACGTTATGTATTATGGACATACAGATATTGCACCGCAGACATTTCAAAATATGTCTGTTAGTGATATTATGGCATTAGAAGGTAATACTCCTAGAACTATTACAGGAGATAAGAATAATACATTTACTATTCATCAAGAAAAGAAGATTCATTATCTTCTTATACCTGATACACTTATGACGCTTGTTAAAGCTGAATATGGTACTACTCTTGTTACTACTCTTTGGGACGGTTCAGACGGTGCTTATAAGACTAATAATCCTGGTGGTATTGTTGACGATATACATTATAAAGTATTCTTCTTATATTCTCCTTCTGTATTTGATGATACTATTCGTATAACCTGTAAAAACAAGTAATATGATAAAAGGAATAAGTATAGGTCAACCTATTATTAATAACAGCGTAGATGATAACTATAACCCTCTACCTGATATTGATGCTAAGTACGGACCTTATAGCAGTGTTAAAGAAGCTCTTGAAACTCTTACTCCTGAATTACGTAGTGTTGGACTTACTATTGGTATTAAACATAATAATAGTATTAATGAATATTGGTTTAATGGCGGTATTGATAACGAACATTTGGTTATTAAACAAGCCGGTGGTGGAGATAAACCTATACAAACAGTTTATATTCAAGATACTCCGCCAGCTAATATTAATGCTCTTTGGGTAGATACTTCTGGTCTTGGAACAGCTCTTGAAGAGGATGAGAAATTAGCTCCAATAATTCAAGCAATTCAAGTTATACAAAACTACCTTGATACTATTGTACATCAGAGAGACTTAATTATAAATCCTGGTCATGTTAGTAATACCTTTACAAAGTCGGTTCTAAAAGAATACGAGCCTATTGACCCAAATACTGGACAGTTAGCTATTCATGTTGCAGCTGTTGGTGAAAGTCTCGAACCTGAAACAGACCAATATGAACCTAATACTAAAGCTGTTCGTGGTCATTATGGTACTCTTAAAGAAATCCAAGATAACTTTAATAATTTTGTAGATTACGAACTTCTTATTGCTACTGATGTAAAACGTCTGTATACTAAGATTAATGGAGAACCTGTTAATCTTACTGGTAGTGGTTCAGGAGGTGGCGGCAGTATTGATTATGAAGCATTAGATAAATTAGATACTATTGGATTTGTTGCACCGAACGGACAAATATATCGAGTTAAGGTAAATAACAATGGACAATTAGTAGTATATAAGAAAGAACTAGATACAGCTCAAGCAGAACCTACTGGTGGACAAGAAGAACCCGGAACTGGTTGGATATATGTAACTACGTTATATTTACAAAAGCTATATATCAATTCATTATATTGTGGTGGTATTACTAGTGATGAATATAGTTATAATCCATGCTCTCATAACTTCGTTGAACTTAGTAATCTTACAGGTAAAGATATATCTCTAAAGGGATTATCATTACAGTATGGTACAGAAGGGGGAGATTGGGAAACACTTCCTTTATGGGGGAATATCAAAGCAGGTTCGACATTCTTAATTAGAGGTGCTCAATGTTCAGTAATGAATACTAATACTACTCGTATTAAAGTTGAGACTTATGATATGGAATGGATAGCTAGTGACGGTAATCCTATTAAGTTTGATAATAAGAAAGCTAAGTTCTTCTTGACTTGGGGAACAGAGCCTAGTTCAGTTGCAAATCCTTATAATAACGCGACTTCCCCCATAAGGGTATCTAAAGGTTATATTGATTTGGTTGGACTACAAATACCTAATGCCGGTGATGCTGATAAAGTTGATGCTTCTGAAAATACTGCTTATGGTTATCTTAGTAGTAAGTATTTGTTTACTAAGTATTATACTATGGATAATGTTAAGCAAGCTACTAAAGCTCTTAGTGCTAGAAATAATGCTAATGATATGTACTTTGTTAACCTAGAAGCTGATGTTATTCCTAGAGTAGAATCTTATACTCCTAGAGCTAGTTTTGAGAATAAGAATATATTCTTTAATAAGACTTTATTAGATAGTACCAAACCTAATAAAGTCACTATGACTTTAGGACGCAAGGCTTGTTATACTATTAATGAAAGTAATGAGCCTAATGATGATGCTAGTAGATGTTTTAATTGGGTTTCCGTAGGTTACTATGATGAATACTTATGGTATCGTGCATACCGTAGTGATAATAGTTATACTGAATGGACTAAAGTGGAATCGTTTAAGAATGAAACTGGTGTTCGTAAATACTATAATCGTATTAGAGCTATAACTACTGACGGTACTCCGTTTACTACTCATAAGGTAATACTTACTCATCTAGGAGAACAATATGATACTCATACAAGAGGCAAGAATGTCTATTATGAATATTACGTAGGTAGAGACGAAACTTATAGGAGCGATGTTCGCAGGTTTGTAGTTATGAGTAAAAATATGGAAAATGATGCTCTTAACTTTGTTCAGACTTCCGACCAACAAGGTTTTAATTGGGATGAATATAATGTGTGGAGAATAGCCGCTGACCAAATAAAGAAGGACTTTAATAGATATGAAACTAGTAACATATCTATGTGCTACTTTATGATTAATACTGGTGATATGACACAGAATGGTAATCGTATTAATGAATGGTTAGATTACGAAGCTGGTAGAGCATCTTTATATGATATTGCAGAAATGGTTACTGTTGGTAACAATGACCTTACTCCTGCTAATGTCTATGTTCTTGGTGACGGTGGAGATGATTCTAAAATCAATGCTACTAACATTCGTTTTTTCTATTGTTATGAAATGGATGAAGAAAATCCTCCTGTATTTACTGTTGAAGGAAAGGAAATATTCGTTGAATCATTATACTCATTCGATGTTGGTCATACTCATTTCTTATGTGTTAATAGTGAGATAAGTTCTAATACTGAACGAAGTGTTTATGGACTTTCTACTACCGGAGTAATGTATGACTTAATAAAACAATGGTGTGAAAGAGATGATGCAAAAGCTATTAATGCTAAAGCTAAGATAGCTTATTGTCATGAAATGCCTTTTACTATTATTACTCAAAATCTTATTAATTCATTCTATTGGGACGGTAAAGAAGATACTAGCGTAGAACGAAGCGGTAGTCGTTTGAACTTTAATACCACTAAAGCTAATGCATATTGGTTCTCAAAGTTCTTACAGACCCATAATTACCGTTTATGTCTTGGCGGACACAAACATACGTACAGTTGCAGCTATCCCATTTTAGAGAACGAAAACAGCTCTATGAAGCCTATCATACAGGTCACTGCGGACGTTCTAAAGAAAGATTTTAATTCAGATGAATTATATACCGAAACAGCCGAAGGAGCTTTACAAGGGCAATCTTTCCCTAAATCTTGGGAGAATAATGCGAACTTCGATATGCTTAAACATTTATGTACGTTTCAACTAGTTGAGGAAATTACAGCTCCTATATATTTAATGTGTCAAGCTACGGGATATAAACATACTAGTAATAAAGAATTACCTAGTCCTAATATTCCGTGGTTAAGGTATTTCTTTCCAGCTAGTATTACTATTAATAGTAAGACAGATGTTACAGCTAAAGTAAATGCAGGTCAACGTTATCCTTTTTATATTAAGTATTTCCTTAATAAAGGTGAGGTTGATGATTCTACTTATTATTATCAAGCAACGATTACTGTCAAAAAGTTATCTAATGTATTTAATAATTCAGGTAAATACAATGTTAACATAGAAGGTCTTAATCCTAGTTACAGTGTTGTTGGTGGTAATGGTGAAACTAATAATGGTAATGATATTATAAATATTAAATTTCCAAATTATAATATTGAATAATTATGGCAGATGATATTAAAAGATATAATCCTGATACTGGAACTTGGGATATATCGTCTTCAGGTAAAGCTACTGGAATTGTGGTCGATGACCCTCGTCTTATTGACCCTGACCTTGCAGAAGAAGGTAAGACTACGGAAAGTCTTAATGATGTTCTTGTTCGCCACGATAAAGCATTGAAGAAACATGGTGGTTATATTGCTTGGCTTGCCGAACATGGTGGTGGTGGAAGTGGCGGTGGCGGAGGAGCTACCGGAAATAAAATAACACTTACTAATGGTAATATAGTAAAAGAAGGTAATACTAATTATCTTTATTCTACTGTAACTACTAATATTAAACTGGAATATCTTATTACTTCTTCTAAGAATAATAAGCGATATTTTATTACTGTTACTCTTGACGGTAATAAAATTATCGAAGGTAAAGAAGCATGGACTAATACTCCTGGAATTCTTAATATTCCGCAGTTAGACAGATTCTCTTCTAATAGTAATCACTCTGTTGTAATTACAGCCAATGATACAGACGGATTCTCTGCTGAATCATATCTATTAAATATAGTAGAAGCAAGTATTAAACTTGCTAGTTCTGTATCAGGAAATACTGCAACTGTTGGTATTGATTACTTCTTTACTTATAGTATTACTAGTAAGATTATTGGTTCAGATGTTAATCTTGTAGTTACTAATGTAACTAATGGTGCTAGTAAAACTATTGAATTAGGTAAAACTACTTCTACTGCTCCTAGACAAGTCAATGTTAACTTATGGGATTTAGGAAGTATTATTGCTGGTAGTTCTTATACTATACAGGCACAAGCATTTACTTCAATGAATGAACAAACTGTTCAATCAGATAAGGTGACAAATCGTGTAGTAGTAGAAGACGGTGTAAACCTAGTAGTACTTGTAGAAGGTATTACTAGTAAGGCAGAAGTAGATTCAGGAGTTGAAAGAACTAAGTTCTCTCAAAGCGGTAATATATCATTTGCATTCACTCCGTATCTTGCAGGAATAAGTCTTATCTATTATGCTGTTAGAATAGAACATAATGGTATTGTTAAAGATATAGGTTACTTTGATGAAGGAAACTATAATAATAACCAATATGTGCAGCGTGGTAAACAACAAGTATTTAGTTATGCTATTCCAACTGAAGGAGAAGTATTAGGTAATTGGAATATAACTCTTCGTTGTTGGTCTGAAAAAGGTGACCCTATTACTGATACTGTTTTAGCTTGTGAAGTTGTATCTAGTTCTCAAGCACTTATTGCTGACCAAAATCCTAATAATAGTAGATACGCTAGTTGGCATATTCGTCAAGAAAGTTTTCCACAAGTGTCTACTACTAAAGTTTGGACAAGTAATGAACCTTCGTTTACAGTTCCTGGTGCTATTGAACCTAGCGGTGCTACAACTGAACTAAATGTATATAATACTAATGGTGTTCTTTCAGGTTTCTTAACAAAGAACGGACAATCAATGTTACGTATATCAGGAGAGGCTTATGGAGTAATTGACGTACAACCATTTAAAGATGATACTACTACTCTTAATAACTGGTCAAGACAAGGCTTTGGTATATCGTGTACATTCAAGTCAGATAGACATCCTTTCTCAAATAGAACAGTCTTCTTTATAGGGGATTACAATACAGATGAGCAATTCTCGGAAGGTATTAAAATAGGTCTTGAAGATATTACTTGGTCTTATACTGACGGTAATATTAAAGAGACTATGAGTTGTAAGATACAACAAGATGTTATTAATACTGTTGATTTTATAGTTAATAAGAATCCAGGAAAGATGGTTGTTGCTATCTTTATTAATGGTATTCTTAGTACAGCTCGTGAAATAAAGAATGACTTTACTTGGAGAACTAGTTCAAAGATATATCTAGGCTGTGATATTAGTAATGCTGGACAAATTCAGAATTTTGCTGATGTTAACTTCTATGATATTAAGTTGTTCCGTGTTCCTGCAAATGATAAACAGATTGTTATCAATGCGATGAACTCAAAAGCTAGGGCAACTCTATTAGCTGACGGTAGTGTAGATTTTACAGAATACAACAGAATGAAGTTAAGAAACTTCTTTTCTACTTCTGATTCTGAACCAAACTCAACACTTTGGGATGATATTAATCAGACTTATGCTAATGTTAACTTTAATAGTCTTATTTCTGATACTACTAAAGTACTTCCAGTAGATATTATGTTGATTAATTGTGCTAATACTGGTTTTACTCGTGCTGTATTTGAGGAAATAGGTGGACAGAATAATAACTGGTATACTGGTTGTACTATGAGTTACTTTAGTCCAACTTCTGGTAAATCAAGTTCTGAATATACTACTGATGTCGCTGTTTCTAAACAAGGTACATCTACTATGAACAATCTTATTAAGAACTTAGAAATAAGATTTGATAAGATGCTAAAAGCTGATGACGGAAATAACCTTGATTATGAGTTATTCCAACCTAAAGAGACTTGGTTTCCCGAAAGACAGTTCACTCTTAAAGCTGACGTTGTGGATAGTGCTCATGCTAATAATGCTTCTATTGGTAAATGGATTAATGATAACTCGGATTTCTTATTCGAGAAAACTCCACCTATGGAAGAGTTAGAAGCTCACCGTCCAGTAGATACTCGTGATAGAACTGTTAAAGATAAAGTAACTATTAAACAGACACTTGAAGGTTTTCCTATTATTCTTCTTATTCAGTTTGATGGTGAGGAAACTCAAACTATGCTTGGTATATATAGTTTTAACTTAGGTCGTGGAGCTTATTATAATATGGGTTTCCGGTTTATGAAAGACTTTACTACTAAGATAAAGAACACGGCCGGAGAATATGTAGATAATAAGTTACCTGCTTTTGTTACTTCTTATCATACTTATGCTCAAGATGAAATGTTTGGAAACATAGACCAACGTAAGGTTTATTCTTATGAGTTCGGTGAAAATGCAAATATAATTGTAGACGGTGATAAGACATTACCGTTAGCTTTGTTTATGCAAGATGACTTATCTATTATAAAGCATGTAGGTGAGTTTAAATATAACGGTGGTAACTGGTTAGAACCAACTGCTCCTGTTACTGATGATAATATTTGGAGAGTACTACAAGAACTATTTAGTATCTTTGCTCAAATGACTACTTCGACAGTTAAGAAGTATATTTGGAATGAATCGGTAGGAGGATATGAAGAAACCGAAGGTGAATATCCTGCACAATCTAGTTGGTCTACTCTTGCTGCCGAACTTGATACTAAGTTCTCAATAAGAAATGCTTTTTCTTATTTATTAGTATGTGTAAAATACGGACTTGTCGATTCTCTTGGTAAGAATATGACTATTGTATGTTATGATATTAATGGAAGTAAGAAATGGTTTATTAGATTTTATGATATGGATACGGCTAATGGACTTGATAATGTTGCTCTTGAATCTGTTGCTAAAACTGCTTGGTTGGATAAATTTAGTAACAATGATAAGAATGATGTTAATTCATTAGTTATTACTAAGAATGCTGCTGACGGTGGATATGATACTTATAGTTCTCGTATGTGGGATGTATTAAGAGATACTGTATTTGCTAATACTGGTGTATATGATAATTCTCTTGAAGGACTTTGGGATTTATGGAGAAACAACGATAATATATGCAAAGATATTAATAATTATGTAGATAATTACTTTGCAGCTCAAACAGCAAATTGTGGTGAACTTCTATTTAATTATGACTATAATGTTAAGTATCTTACAGCTTACGTTGGTGAAGCTGGTGGTGAAGCGTCTTATGCTAATATAGAGTTCTTACATGGTACTCGTGTTGAATATGTTCGTGACTGGTTAAAGAAACGCGTTTGGTTCTTTGACGGAGTGTTTAAATACAGTAATGCTGCAAATATTCAACCTTATAATAATAAAGGAACGTTTTCGGCAGGCGGTGCAGAAGCAATTAATCCTAAGCTGGTTGTTACTTCCAATTGTCCGGCTATATTTGTAGTTAACATTGGTAATACTACTGATACTAGATATTTCTTAGAAGAAGGCAAACCTACTGAAATTAGATTATCTCCTATTAGTTCTTTCAATACACAAGTTACTATCAATAATACTCCTCAAATTAACGATATAGAAGGATTAGGTGGAATGAGATTCCAAAGATTCATGTCTAGTATGAAACTTCCTAGTTTCTCTAAATTAGATTTATCGTCTGTCGATACTCTTAGTGATTCTCCTATTCCATTTGAAACAGTATTCGTTAATGACGAAGATTTCTCTGATGTTAGACATATTGATTTAAGTAATACTAAGTTTTGGAGCGGTAATGTTGGACAAGGTACATTTACAGTTAATATAGAAAAGTATATTAAGTTGAAAGATTTGAATATATCTAGTTCTATTGTAACTTCTATATCTTTACCTAATGCTTCTCTTTCTTCTTTGAATATTACTAATTCAACAGTTGAAGGTATTAGTCTTGTTAATCAACCGTTCTTGGAATCATTAGATTTCTCCGGTTGTAGGAGATTAAAAACAGTTACTATTGATTCTTGTGATAAGATTACTGAATTGAATCTTAGTAATCTAGGAGACTTACATACTATTAAGATTACTTCATGTCCTAACTTAAAATCTATTGTATGTACAAATAATGGTAACTTAACTACATTCAATGTATCTAATTGTAATAATGTCGAAACAATTAATATATCGTCATGTACAAACAGAAATCTTATTGTTTATATTGTAGGTGCTCCTAATATTAAAGAATTAAATGTATCTAGTACTAATACACCTAATGATATTCAAGTAGCTTCAAGTTTACCTAATCTTAGAATACTTAATATTTCTAATAGTCAGGTATCAGCAATCCAATATGGTAATGCTGCTATTCCTACTTATAAAGAAAATAAGATATTCGATATTAGTAAACTTAATCTTACTAGTCTATCAGTTCAAAATGCTAAAGGTGTGCATTACTTTAAGTTTGATAATAATAGAAATACTCCTTTCAATGTAGGTGGTAGTTTCTTTGTTGGTTGTTCTAATCTTAAAAGAGTGTTCGGACATATTAAACTTAATGGTACTTCTATATTTGCTCAATGTGGTAGCTTCTATATTCACGAACCTAAAGAAAAAGTAGAAGGTATTACTCCTAATTATAATGGAGAATGGTTTGGTTCAGATACTAGTACAACAGAAGGAAAAACTGCTTGGGATAATAATACTGATTTAGGAACTAACTTTACTATTGGTACTACTAATTGTACTAGTATGTTTACTGCTACCAATTGTAGTATATATGATGTTTATTACTTCTTGTATAAATGTGATAATGTTACTACTCTTGATGGTTGTTTTGCTAGTGCTAAGAATGTTAAATGGGATTTATTAGATAGTCCTAATAGAGACATGTTTAATCATTGTACTAAAGTAGTTACAATGAACTCACTATTTTGGAAATTACAGGCACAAGACTTTAAAATATTAACTAGTACTTATGATTATGGCTCTACTGAACATAATGGATTATTTAGTCCTCTTGTTGATTTACAAGCTATGGATAAGATATTTTATTTCGGTGGTACTAGATATACAAGTCCTGCTTTCTTAGCTAAGTTTAAAGGAAATGTTCCTTCTAAACTTAAAAGACTAAGTGGTTTTAGTACTGGAACTATTAAGTTTGTAGATAATATTAATAATTGTCCTAGTGATAGTACTATTGATGAGCATCTTGTTAGTGCTGATTGTGGAACACTTCTTGCTAATCTTCCTGATTTAGAATATTTAAATACTATGTTTAATAATTCTAATATACACTTTAATCAAATAACAGATGAAGATGTAGAAGATGGAGTAAAGTATTGTCCTTTATTCTATAAGAATACTAAACTTAAATATATTCAAAGTTCATTTAAAGAACTTGTTAATTCTACTGGTTCTTTATATAATATATTTGGTGGTACTGTTAAGAATAAGACACAAGTAAGATTTCCGACAGCTTTGTATGGTATCTATAATTCATTTAGTTTAGGTTCAGGTTCTAATGTTATTTTCCCAATCCACAACTCAATGTTCAGTAGATTAAGAAACTCATTGAAGTATATAACAGGACAGCAATCTATTAATCAATCTACATTAGGTAGTTTCCAAGGTTTTACTAAACAGTTTCTTAAAGAAGGTGATGAAGTATTTCCTTATGATGTATTTACTGGTTGTAGTGCAATTGTTGAAATACCGGGATTCTTCTCCGGTTTAGTTCTTCCTGCTGATACAGTAGTTGAGCTTCCTCTTAATTCATTTAAGACTAATTACAATCTTACTAATATATCATATCTATATTATGATATGAAGAATTGTAAGTACTCGCTTACTGGTAAGGGCTTCTCTAATTGTAAACTAATTAATGTTCATAGATGTTTCTCTGAAATAGAAACTAGCTTCGTTAAGAAAGGTTTTATTCCTTATGGACTATTCTATATGGAACAAACTTCTAATGTTAGCTATAAAGGTTGGAATGAAGTAGATGCAGCTAGTCAGAATATTACAGAGAACTATGGTATAGATAGTGACGGTAATTGGATTGAAAGTGCTGAAATGCCAGTAGAGATTATTTATAGTAAACAACGAACTCTTCCTAGAAAGACAATAGTTGATATGTCTTATTGCTTAGAAAGATTCCAAAGTACAGAAGCACAGGCTTATACTATGAATTATGGTAATCTTACGTCAAGCAATTATGGAGATATTATAGTACCTAATGAAAAATATAATCCAGTTAAGTATATTCTTAATCCTAATTATGACCCTAGAGAATATCTTGATGAAGAGCAGACAATGATTAACTATAATAGAGATATTCACAGAGTAATCATAAATAAAGACTATGATAAATATGAATATGCTTGGAATGAATATGCTTATGATGGACTTAGTGGACTTAAAGATATTATATTAAACAGTAGTCTTTATACAAATATTTCAAATGGAACAATAAATTGTTCTCCTGTTATACCCGATGTATTTAAAGATACTGCTTCTTCAATCGCTCCACCTAGTTCTGTTCATGCTAATAGAAAAGTATTGAATTATTTATGTTCACCTGACTTATTCTATTATTGTACTAATGGAACTAATATGGTTATTAACGGTGTGTTTAGTGGTAGTGGTAGACCTAATGGAGACTCAACATATGATTACTTTAACTATGGTATTCGTGGTCGTATTCCAACTAACTTATTTAAACCAGTTAGTAATGTTACTGATTTATCAATGACATTCCATTGTTGTCCTTTAATTCTTCCATATAAATGGAATAATTCCACAGGAGATATTGGTGAAATGTTCTCTAAGGAAATGTTCGCAGGATTAACTAAATTAACTAATATATCTTATATGTTCTATTTCTGTGTAATTCCAGCTAATGTTATTGTGCCTGTTGAATTTGTAATTGATTGTATTAACTTACAGGATATATCTTGTTTGTTCTTAGCCGCACAATTTGAATCAACTGCTAGTCAAGCACAACAAGTAGACGATAACATATTCGCTAAGAATGTTAATCTAAGGAATATTAGTTATGCTTTTGCTAGTGGGCAAAGCCGAGGAGACTGGTCAGGTAGAAGTCCTAAGAAGATTAGTTCTACATTGTTTAATGCTAATAAACATAAACAACTTACTAATGTTACTGGTGTGTTCTATAATGCGACTTCTACTACTGGTAGTGTTCCTGAATTTTGGAATTGGCTAAATAGTCTATCCTCTGTTAATAGAGCGAACGTATTCTATGCTATGCGTAAGGCTAATCTTACTAATGGTAATAATGTTCCTAGTGGATGGGATACAGGTATGGTATAACAAAAAGTTGATAATAGTATTGTATAATTAAACAAAATTTAGTTTCTTGTAGCGTCCCCCATAAAGGAGTGAGTATTAACAGTAATCACATCTCTTTACGGGGGAATGTTACAAAGACCAATTAATAATCATTTAAAAGTAATTATCATGGATAATCGTATTTATAACAGAGCTAATTCAGCTAACAGTTTACAAATATCTATAATGGGTAAAGTTGAAGCTGTTGCAGAGTTTTCTATTCCTAATGGAATGGGTGGTAAAGAACCATTCTTATTAAAGAATGTTACCGAAGACCCTATAACAGTTGAAGTAGTTCTTGCTGGTATGGACGAGCCTATTACTACTGTTCTATATTCCGGTTGGAATGTTGAGTTAGTTAAACAGGTTAATAACGCACAAGCTGATACATTACAATATGGGTACTAATACTGGTATAGGTATAGGTATCGGTATTCCTTTTAAGAATAATGCTCTTGGTGGAGATAGACCGTATCTTCCACCAGAGCTTAAAGCTAGACTTATTGGAGTTTGGGATAATTACGGTAAAAAGAATACTGATGCTGATAGGAATATTATTAAGAATAAGATTCCTAATGCAGGTGGAGATTTAGAGATTCTAAATGCTGCATACGAAGGTATGAGTGGATGTAACGGTTACCCTGTTATATTCGGAATAAATAAAACTTGGAAACAATTACCGACTTACAATTCTATATATAGTATTAATGATAATAAAATACATATTACTAAAGTATTAGGTGCGAATAGAGGTTTAATATTTAGTTATGTAAAGCAAAACGACCAATTATTAGATATAACAGAAATACCTTCTTTTAAAATTAGAGTAAGTGGTTTGAAAGGAGATAGTAAGCTAAGATATTCATATATAAAAACAGAAAATGCAGTTTATCAAAGTTTATTAGATTTGGACAATGGTATTCATGAATTACCTAAATCATTAGCTCCTACTGATTCAATTTCTAATAATAATTGGATAGGATTTACAGTAACTCCTAGAATAGAAAATGAGACTAGTTTCGATTGTGATATTACTATTGAAATTTTACCTGAATACGAAGGTGCTTTTGTCACTGACGGAGTTAGTGATATGATTATTAGTCAAAAGACTCTTCAAGAAATGGGAGTTACTAAAGATTTTACTATCGTTAGTATGATTCATCAAATAACTTTAAGAGGTGCTACGGCTGCTGCATTAACTAATTATATTAGAAAACCCATAGGATATGAGTATGTAAGAAATCATGTTGCCAATATTGGTAAGACTGGAATATATGGATATGTAGTATATGATGTTAATCATTCTAGTGCTAGCAATAGTCATATAATAAATACTATATTAGGAGATAAAAACGATTATTCTATACATATAACCGGTAATTTATCGCAAGGAAAATTTAGTGTACAAGGATATATAAATGGTGAAGATAATGTAGTTGAAACATCAAGAGTAGCTCATTATTGGACGTTTGCATTACTAGGTAAAGCTACCGAAGACGATATTAATCTTATTATTGGTTACTTTAACTTAGATAGAACGCTTAAAGCCGATATATATTGTAATATAGAAAGACAAGGTATTACTAATGATAATCATGCGGAGTTTAATGATAAACTTATTGATTACAGTGGTAATGGTCGAGACTTGCAGTTATTTAATATTGGTTGGAAAGGAGAGAGTGGTGTTGGAAGATATACGGAGGAATTTAAGAATGATTATTGGTTAGTTCAATTTTTACAAACAGGAGTTATTAAAGACAGTAACTCTATTAAAGTTGTAGGAAAGTTATCTAATGCTTATCTTCTTTATCATATTCGAGAAGTAAGTACAAATGCTTTTAAAGTAAAAATAACAGGAATAAAAGATAAAATAAGATATTCTTATATATTATCAGGTAAAGAAAATAATGTTTATTTTTCAGTAGATGGAATATATGATATACCTGCAAGTGAATCTATTGAAGAAAATAAATCTAGTTGCGGATTTTATATTAATGATGCGTCTGTCGCTCTTGATTGGATAGGATTAACTATTGAAATCATTCCTTCTAATAAAGGTGCTCTTTGCCTTGACGGTATTAATGACTTTGGTAAAGTTATCAATATGCCTATTTATAAGGATTATACTATTATTATTGATTATATAAGAACTAAAATAAATATAAATACTGAAAGTAGCTCTGATGCTTGCGTATTATCTAAATCTGAATTACAAAGTGTTGGAGCTTTTATGTTTAATTTAATATCAGGTAATAGAGAAGATGTTTCTTATTCTTTTGGACATAGAAATATAGTTAACATAGATGATACAATAAGAGCAATATATTATCAGTCTAAATATATAAATAATGGTCAAAATATAGATATTGAATCTACATTTGTCGATAGTGATAAATTATGGCTTGGTACTTTTAGAGATAATGATAGTAGATTTCTTAATGGAGCTATCTATTTTCTTATGTCCTTTCCTTATAGCATGTCCAAGTTCTTGATAGAGCGCCAGTTGAAGAAGCATAAGCTGGGTACGCTGTATTCTGATATGGTGGAGTTCAGACCGATAGTGAAGAGTAACGTTAAGTATCAAGATATTATATTTAGAAACACTTCTACCGGAGAAGATTTAGTAGCAGGTCAGTATTATGACTTAGAAGCAATTTCAATATTTATAAAACCTAATAATATAGATGAAGTTAGTAATGTAAGAGTTAATAATACAAATGCTCAATTTCATAGTTATGATAGTAATTCAGGTTATTATTATTATGATGTATTAATAAATAAATCTCCTCAAAAGATAAACATCACTATTGACGAGTACATTAGATACGAGGATATTGTGCAGCCGTATCCAGTTCTATTGAGATTCAAGGACGAGAGTGGCAAAGAGGTATCTTGGGGAGACAAAATTAAACTAGGTTCTAGTATTACTAGAATAGGTTCATTTAATGATTGTAATCTTCTTAAAGATATTTATACTGTTAGTAATGCTAAACTTAATGGAAATTCTTTAACTAGTACTCCACATGTTGTTGAACGACAAATGGTATTTACTTGTACAGCAACTTGGATTTTCGATGATAATGAGCCTAACTGTATATTGTCTCCTAGACTATTACATGCTCCTAATTCTAGTTACAAGATTCTAGGTCATATTCCTGATATATCCGGTCATGGTAATCATGGTGTTATTTATAACTCGGCTTATAAACTTAATAGTGGAGTTAATGGTTATTTAGTTGATTTTACTACCTTGAAAGATGATGGAATTAAAGGTATAGTAAGAACCGATAGTAAAATATATCTTGATAAGTCTTTTAATTATAATCAAGGATTTTGGTTAGGAAGAACTAACAATCCTTCTCCAGCTTATAAGGTTAAAGTATCTGGAATACCTGAAACTGGCATGCTTACATATACAGGAGGAGTTTGGTTAAATCTAGTAAATGGAATAAATGAATTACCTGCAAGAACTAATACAGAAGAAGAGCATGGATTTGTTATTCAAAGTCCTAATCTTGATTGGTCTAATCTTGTTATCGAGCAAATCGGTGAATACGAAGGAGCATACTGTTTAGATGGGATAGACGACTTTATTACTATTCCTACTTTGTCTAAGGGTGGTAAGCAAGTGTTGATGAAAGTGAATTGGAGTACTTTAAATAGATTTATATATGACCAAAGACCTGCTTCCGGAGATAAAACATTTGGTATCTACGCACAAGGTGATGTAATCGCTTATTCTCAAAATAATAACGGTAATACTTATATTGACGGTATTATAAACAATAATATCATCGGTAGTAATTTATCAAAGATTACCCATAATATTGTAGCAACTTGTGATGTTGATAATTCAATAACTCCGTCAATAGGTAAACTTAGTTATTCAAATAATTATTTCGCTCAAATGTCTCTCTATGACTTCATGCTCTTCGATGAAATCTCAACAGAAGATAAGATTAAAGAGCTTAACGAGTATGTAGGTATTGAAGCTAAGGTAGAGTTACCTCCTTATTATTGGGATGCTTATGGTAAATCTAATCTTGATGAGGATAGGGATAGTATTAAACAAAGAGGTGTAGCCGTAGGTGATTATGATTTGACTAATTATAATCATGCTTACAATAAGATGTCAGGCTATGGAGGTTATTCGTTTAAATCATTTAATGATAGTCAAGACTGGAATATACGAGGTGATGGTACTGGTGTTGAAATTGTTAGTAGAGATGGATATTCTATAACAATCAAGAAGTTAATTCAGAATTTAGATTGGCAAATATCTAACAATGAATATAGATACCCAACAATTCTTGATAAGGAACTTCCGTTTAAGTGCATATCAAATAAGAAGGTAGGTCTAATCTGGCAATTAAAATACAAAACAGAAGGAGCTACTTCTGATACAGCTGTTACATTGATTAATCAGCAATTAACTCCAAATGTTCCATTAGAGATTAATCTACCATATAAGACACAAGATGAGTTAACAGAACTAGGAGCAGTATCAACTTCTGTTTATTATCTTCTTTACTTCTCTAATACTACACTAGAGATTGGTGAAGAATACACAGTTGAAATGCTTCCTCTTTATCCTAATGGTCTAGTATATGATGCTATAACTGATTATAGTGAGAATGTTAATATTCCTGTGTTTACTGATTTTACAGCAATAATGAAAAGGAAATGGCTAAAAAATCAGGGTTGTCCTTTAATAAAAGGAAGTAAAGTGTATGAAGGAGGCAATGGAAATGCTTTGTTATTTGAATGGGATAAAGCATATAATTTTGTTTTCTATAAAAGAACTGACATTATGGAAGGAAAAGTACCGGAAAATATATCTTTTATTACTCCTACAAATTATAACGGTAATGTTATAACTAGAGGAAGTGGACAAGATACAAATGGAATATGTATCGCTGGCGATGGTAATGCAGGATTTGCTAATATAGTATTCTACAAACTAATCCTCTATCCTAAAACCATTCCACTATTGCAGATTAACTTCCTAAAGAATCTAATGGAAAGAGACGAGATAATTGATTTAAATAACCCAATATTTATAAAAAATGAATAAATGAAAATAATGCCTTATAAACTACTTAAAGTAGTTTATATAATACTTGCTATAATTGCAGTAGTTATGTATACATTAAGTTTAATATTTAATATTTAAAGATTATGATTGATTACATTGTATTTCCTGTTGCTGATATAGATGAAGAGAAGTCAGCAAAGATTGATGAACTTAATTTAGTTCCTCGTAGTAATATTAGTAAAGACAAAGTATTAATGAAGTGCCAACATTATGAAAAGGTGTTTCCTGAAAAAGTAACTAGAATAGTTACTACTGATGAAGAAGGATTGGAAATTATTAGTATTGAATATCCTTATGAAACTTATTCTAATAAAGCACTTGCTACTTTATTGTCAAGTCCTGAATGGAATCCTAAAGAAGATGAGGTAATAGAAGATTCCCCCATAGAGGAGTGACATTACTTTTATTGCTTAACTCTAAGCCCTGCTTATAACAAGTAGGGCTTTTATTTTGTTCATACAATACCTAACTTTTAATAAAATTATTATTTATAGCTAAAATAGATTAATGGTCGAACTTCTTATATTATTCTTTGTTATGAGTGTATAGTAGCTGCTATAAGATATTCTTAATTTATTAATCTAAACCTTATTTATTATGCAAGTAATTGAAAAAGTTAAAGTCGTTCCCGAAGGTTATAATGGTGCAGGGATGGACGGTTATGGTCGCCGTGATGTTAACGGTAAAGCTAATGCAGGTCTTACGCTTGGTATTATCGGTACTGCTCTTGGAGCTTGGGCTTTATTTGGTAATCGTCGTTCTGCTGGTGTTCTCGGAACTGGTGCAGGTCTTATGGGAGACGGTTCTACAAACATTAATGTAGTTGGTGCAGGAATGGGAAGTGCTGGTGCTCCTACTGCTTTCCAAGCATGGAGTAAGTCTTGTGAAGATACTCTTGCTTTGCAGGGTGGTTTGTATCAGTGGGCTTTAACTCAACAGAGCCAACGCTTCCAAGACCGTCAGGTAATAGACAGCGAAATGTTCGGTTTGTATAAGTCACAAATTGATGCAGACTTCTTGCTGTACAAGGGAAACCGTGATAACTACGATTCTCTTAAAGCAGAGATTAGTGAACTTAAAACGCAAGTTGCTGTTAGTGCTGCTATTCGTCCTTATCAGGATAAACTTATCCAGTGCGAAATCGAGAGAGCGTTCACCGCAGGTATCAATTATGTCGATAAAAAGACTTGTAATGTTATCTATGGTGTTACTTGTCTACCTAATGAGCCTACTACAACAGGTCTTGTTGGTAGAAATGCCAATGGTTGTCTACCGTGCGGGTTTACTCAAACTGCTAGTACTCCTGCTACATAATATTACTAATCAACTAAAGAATAAGTTATGTTACCTATTAATCAAGTTATACTGGGAGGAGCAGACCCTCTATTAAATACTGGAAGTCTTACAGACCAAATCCAATATTTAGAAGAACAGAAGCGACTTATTGAAGCTAGGCAAAGACAGATTCAACAAGCTGCTAATGGACAACAAACTTTGCAACAAGTTAGTCCTCAACAAACTGCTAAAGTAAGTGTTTGGGACTTGATTGATGCAGAGATTGAACCTCTTACTAATGAACAAAGAAGTATGCTTTCTACTAATGAAGAATATGTAGCTAATTATAATAATCTTCAATCTATGGTTCAAGCAGAAGTTCTTAATTTAGTAAGAGCTAATATTGAGAATAGTCCGGAAGGCAAAGCTCTTTTAGATAATCAACTAAAGTTAGTTAAGAATCTAAAGACTAGTATAATCGAGATGTCACAAAGAGAGATGCAATTGTTCAATGCTTTTAAAGAAGCTAGTGCAAAGAATCCTTCTCTTACTTATGATGAATTTATTAAAACTATGAAGTAATGGTAGAAGTAAGTGTAGTAAAACAAAAGCTGCAAGATTACATTGTTAATCAGATAGATATTCTTGGCGAATCTAATCCAGCTATTAAGTTAGTTAAGCCTTTGGCTAAACGTGCAATTATTAATAACATTGATAGTTTTGATAAGTTTATCAATGCTATTGCTAAAGACGGAAAGATTGATATTGAAGGTATAGTTGACGAAGAGATTGAAATAATCAAATCTATTCCTAACTTTGATTTTAGTATCCCTGTTCTTGGTAATGGTAACATTTCTAATGGTAACATAACTATTTCTATTCCTTTTATTAATAAAGGAATTATGTTCAACCAGTCTGATTTGGAAACATTCAGACAATTATTAACTAAGTAATATTATGAGAGAAGTACCATACGAGACAGACCATGATGTTCGTGTTCGTTCTCGAAGAGATAGAATGTACGAACGAATTAATGATTTCCTTGCTCGTGGCGGTCGTGGAAGAAGCGGTCGTGGCGGTCGTGGAAGAGGAATGATGAATCGTATTGGATATAGGACTTACGACAACTACGAAGGAGATGAACATAGAAGTTACGATGAACATCATAGAGGATATGATGATGAACGTATGCTTCTTATGCGAATGCTCGGAGTAGGTGAAGACGAACGTTATGAATATGGTGATGAACACTTCAATAAACAGGAAGCTAAGCAAACTGTTGATGAGATGTACCATGTCAAAGACGGTAAGAAATATATCGGTGAGAAATACGATATGCAGAAAGCTCACGAAGTTTGTAGTAAATTCAAAGATAAACTAGAAGATGAAGTAGAAGTTGCTGATGTATATGTAGCTATCAATGCTCAATATCACGACTACTGTAAGTTATTCGAGAAGTGGTTCGGTAAAGGAAACTTTGACGATATGATATTCGAGAGTGCTATCGACTTTTGGTTTGATGACGTTGATTTTGGAGAAGATAAACTCTGGAAGTATTTCAACGAGTTGAAGTAATACAAGTTCTGTTATATTCCTAAAGAGAGATTACTAAATAATAGTAGTCTCTCTTTTCTTTTTAAAATAAAGTTTTATATTTGTTGTGTAATATAAAACTTAATGCTTATGGGAATCTTAATGAAAGTGTTATTTGTTGCTGTAATAGCTATTACTATTATAGCGTTTGTATGGAAAGAAGCTACTAGTGTTCTTCCTGCAAAAGTTGTTACCTACATAAGAGTAGGAGGTGTGTTGTTAACTATTATTCTTGGTACTTTGTTATTCTTGCTGTAATATGGACTTCGGGAATATACTTAGTGAGATTCTACGTACTACGGCTACTAGTTTTGATTTTGCGTTTGTAATCTGTGTAAATGTGCTAGCGTATCTAGTAATTAAATTAGTTGACAAACTTAATGGAAACAAAGTAGTAAGTACTTGGAATAAAAGAGTAATAACTCTAGTATGTGCTTTAATAATGGGAGTAATATACTTCTCATTAAAGCTAGGAGATGTTAAGGTAGTACTTAATTCTATTATTCTTAGCTTCGTATTTTGGAGCTGGATTATGAAGCCAATATTGGCGTTCTTCAATATAGACTATCGAAAGTTTATAGAACTTGAAGATAATGAACCTAATCAATATCCAAAGTAAGTACTATTAGTAAGATTAACAAGTGAGAGTCGACTAGAGATAGTCGGCTCTTTCAGTATACACGCTCCTTTATGGGGGAATAAAAAGTATGTCCCACCTTCCTACGCTTTCATAGAAGCTCACCATAGGACTTTAGTACCTTTCCTTAACTTACTATTATCCGACAGTATTGCGTGCCACCACGAGCCTTAAAATGCGTCACGTGTATAAAAATGTTTACAATGCGAACGCTTGTAAGCTAGATAGTAAGCTAGATAATAGTGCTGAATCAAAATTATTAATAAAAGTCTTGTTAATACCAATATAATAACTATATTTGTTATAATACTAATTCAAAAACAAAAGTAATATGGCTTCATTAAATCAAATTGTATCTGAAATAGCTCATGCTATTCATCAGCCTAATAACTTTACTACGAGACAAACTATTCGTAGTGCGGTTATTCATACATTCAATGAACAGATAAGACAGACTTATGAGCGTCATGCTAATGTCGATAAGATATTAATGCAGAGATATAGGATAAGTCTTATTAATGTTCCTGACGGAGATATATTTCAAAGTCTTGTAAGTACGAAGTATAAAGTTAAAAGAAGCAAGACTAGAATACCTAGACCAGTTCGTCTTGATAATAATCTTCCTTTTGTTAGTGTTCGTACTGTTGGTTATGATAATATGGCTATTCCGTTTATTAAAGAAGCAAATGCTCAATTTTATAAAGCATTGCCAGGAATGTGTACTAGTCTAAGTTATGATTATATCAATGGTTATCTATATGTTAATAGCAATGGTAATCATTTAATTGAACCGCTAGGACATATTGTTATTGAATCGCCTTTTGAAATACCTAATGAAATACCTGTTGAAACAACAGAAAGAATTGAATCTAACTTCGATAATGATGATGAGTTTATCATTCCCGAAGATATGGTAGAACGAATCAAAGATGTAATCTATAAACGTAATCTACTTAATGTAGAGAGAGTAACTAATGAAGTCCCAGTTAAGGATGATATAAATAAACAACAAATAGAAGTATAATTATGGCTAGCGGTGAAAGATACGACCACAGAAATATGTATACTAGTTTTATAAAGACAGCCGAAGAGGATTATGTTCTCGTGTCCGAAAAAATAGCTAGATACAAATCTTTATTATATAAAATCAAATATTCTATTGAACAGAATAGAAATGCTATTGAAGCTATATTTGATGTATGTGTCTATAACTATTGGGAATGGAATACTGACGAACTAGATGTTGATAGAAAGATGGAGACAGCAATAGATGCTAAGTTCGTTAAATTCGATTCTTCTAAACAATTAAGATACGGTAATATATATCGTAACTTAAAACAATACTTTAGAGTACTTCGTAAAATAAAAGAATATGAGATAAGACAGCAGAGAATTAAACATCGTAAGAACATTACTCGTCCTCAATACGAAGCCTATTGCAAGTTATTCTTTAGAGAAGTATCTAAAGAAGTTCTAAGAGGAAAAGTTTATAAGTTTGAAAAGAGACTTGGTTGTCTTATCATAGAAAGAGTTATAGTTAGAGATAGTTTTACCACTGCTGATGGAAAAGTTGTTAAGTTCAAAAAAGTAATTGACTATTATAAAACAGAACTAAACAAAAGAAATCTTCTTGCACAAGGACTTATTCCTTATAATAAGAAAGACCATGCAGCAGCCTTACTAAGAGGTGAGAAATACGAAGGAATTAAATATGTGGAGTATCTTGATAATCCTTATTATTGTAAGTTACTTATGATTGATGGTACAATTAAGAATAGACCATTATTTAAATTTTATGGAACAAATCTTCACATGAAACGTAGTAACGATGATATACTATCTGAATGTAAGACTGTTGAAGATATTATTAATGTCGATACTGATATTAATAATCGTCTTTCTTTAATTAATAAGTTTGACCCAAGTTACACTATAAAATATATTAGAAATAATGAACAAAGAGCTATCTTCCGTAGAAACTATTATCGCAAGACTTGATAATGATTTCAATATTATGAATAGTGATTATATACCTAGAGTGGGTGCTTGGTGTATAGATGCTATGAATGAAATGGGTATTCTTCAATATGAAGAAAAGGAAACTACTATTGAAGTTGTTGATAGAGTTGCTTATTTCCCATGTTGTATGAACGCATTTAAAGTGTATGCAGACGGGTGTGAGGTTTCCCCCATAAAGAAAGGAAACTGTGGTTGCTCTTCAGGTACTACTGAATACTTCACTCAAGACCGAGAGAAATCTAGGGAACGAGAAAGTAAGCGTACTGTTGAAGTAGACCCTGAAAGCTATGAAGGACGTAATTACGTTTATCTTCGTGACGCTAATGCAATCCAATTAAACTTTGATACTGATATTGTTACCGTATCCTATCTTACAGTTAAGACTGTATATAGTGATACGTTTCATTGTAATATACCCGTTATTCCTAATAACGGTAAACTTATTGAAGCACTTGAATGGTTCTGTATGTGGAAGCTACTAAGTAGAGGACTTAAACATCAAGTCTATTCTCTACAAGGTGCTATGCCAGTTAATCCATATTTATTATGGAGAGATTCTCGTGACAGAGCTAGAGCTTCTGTTATTAATGAAAATCAAGATGCTAATGCCTATAAAGGTTGGGCGTCGTTCTTTTATAATTCAACATTTAGACCTAGAGACTAATGGAAATAGTTAAAGAACTTAATAAAGACGGAGGTTATGAATCCATTAAGAATGGTTCAATGACCCATGCTGTTAATGCTATGGTTTCTCGTGATGGTAATTCTATTCAGAATGAACAATCTATTGAGACAATCATAACATTAGAAGAAAACGAAGAGATAGTCGGTGTTATCTCTTGCTCTGATGAAATAGTCATCTTTACTAATAATAGTAAGATTAGAAGATATAAAGAATCTACTAAGGCTATTACGGAAGTTGCTACTAATTGGAATTATCAAGGCGGTAAAGTTATAGGTACATATACCTATAATGTGAATAATGAATTAATTGTTGCTATTACTGAACTTAATTCTGATGAAGAAGTTCCATTAAAGATAATTAATCTTAATAAACCTAATTACCTAGAAGGTGGAAGCGATATTAAATATACATTAGTTCCTAATATCCCTAAGACTAATCTTAATAACTCCAAGTTAGTATCAGGTAGTGCTATCTATAAAGGTATATATAATTTCTTTATTAGATATAAAGAAGGAAGTGATTATACTGGTTGGTTTCCAATAGGAGTTCCTGTATTAGTATATGATTTTGATAACGAAAGCGTTGTTGAAGATAGTAGTTTCGGCTATGACGATAGTAGTGGTAACCTTCCAGTTAATTATAAGATAGGAAACTTCGTATTTAAAGAAAGAACAAATTTAAGTACTGAAAAAGTTAATCTAAATATTGAGTTAGGATTACAAATAGATAATTCAGGTCTTAATTATACAGCTTATCAAATAGGCTACATAATCAATACTCAAAAAGGAGATACTAAAGTATATAATACTTCTGATATAAATATAGGAACTAGTAGAATAACAATAGACGATGTTTATAATGAATCATTTAGTCTTGACGATATTACTAGTTCTTTCTTTAATTTGTATAATGTAAAAACTATATGTAACTATAATAATAGATTATATGTGGCAAATTACAAAGAAGAAAATATTAATAGTCTTGTAAGTTCTATTGATACTAGTAATATACAAGTTAGAATTAAAGATTTCAGAGGTAATAACGCTATTAAAGTTTCTGCTAAAACAAGAAGTGTTGGTTCTTCAATAATTAATAATCCTAGAACCTTTGATATTGGTAGAGGTTATGTAGTTACTATTAAAGGACGTGCTTACGGAGATGGTAGTGAATATAAAGAAGTTACTAGAAAGTTCTTTCTTACTCGTATTGGTAAGAATAGTTACGGTACTTATTGTTTAATGATTTCATCCCAAGACTTTATTAGAGCTTTCTATAAAGATAGTAATTATGATAGTCATACTACTCCGTTCTATGTTTCTTATCAAGATACAGATAATCTATATGAAGCTGCTACTGCCGTAGTTGTTAAACCTGATAATAAAGATTGGTATATACTAGAATTTAGTAGATACGGAAGTACTTACTATGATGAGATATATCCTGATAAATATTCTAGTATAGTAAGTTTAGGATTCGTAAGTCATCCTTACGTAAGATATGGACGTACTAATGATTTGTTTACTAGCACTCCTTATAGTGCTCCTAATATTCAAAGAGATTTTAGTAACGATTTTAAAGTAGTATCAATTGAAGAATTTGACTTAAATATAGATACTAGAGAAATTATCGAGCCTATGTGGTTTTACTTAGGAAATGTTACTATTGGAGAAGAAACATATAAATTAAAATACGACCGTTATAATCCTATTGACTTTTATTATAAAATATATGATATGTCTACTGGAAATCCTGTTGATAAAGGAATGAAATTTAGACGTTCTTTTCAAACAGCTTATGTGGACTATGGAGAAGTATTAGATATTATTAAAGCTAAATTTCCTAATTCAACTATATATACTATTGATGAATATGAAACAATTAATCCTACGGAAGCAATAAATGATGTTAAGACACAAGCTGAAGGAGGATTAACCGAAGGAGATAAACTTAGAATTGCATATGATGTATCTAAGAATAAGTTTATGTTTGCTACTAAATATAGTAGATTAGACGATAGTTATTGGCATCGTAGAGAAGATGCTATTTTAATTATTAATAGTGAAGGCGAAACTAGTAGACATACAATAGATGAATTATTTCCTAACCTATCTGTTAATTTCAATAATGAAAATAAGTCTACACAAGACTTAATAAATGAAATTGAAGGAATACATGAAACAGTATATAAATGGAAAGTAGATAGAGAACCAACAGATGACGATTTCAATATTGATGAAAGTTATACTGTTGACTTTAATGTTATAAGTAGTCTTAGTGCAGATTTAAGTTCTACTAAAACATTTACTGACTTAAAGGCTTATCCTGTTGGTTATATTAAAGAAACAGTAGAAGAAGGGAATCAAACTATTATAACTGCCGAGAAAGAGTTCATGATAGTTATTCCATTTATAAATTATCTAAGGACTGTTTCTACTTATGATTACACAGGTAATGAAGATTATACTATTTATGATAGAGTAAGTGTTGAAAGTACTAAAGCCTATGAAGGAGTATTAGGTAACTTATATATTTGTTTCCAAAAGGATAAGAAGTTTAATCTTGACGGAATTAGTAATTATGACGGTTTACTTCTTGATATTCCTACTTTTGGTAAAGACAATGTATTAGCAATAAGCGAAGGTGGTATTCGTTCTAGTGGTAGCGAGTTCCTTGAATTACATAATAATGATAAGTATAAAGAACTTCGTGTTAGTGGTCCTAAAGGAGGTTATCTTAGTTATGCTTTTGGTTTTGCTTCTCCTAAGATATTAGATAGTGAAACTAAACCTGAAGATACAAAATTTTATTCAGATTGTGCTAAGTATGCAATTAATCAATGTGTATATAACTTCTTTGTACATTATGTATATCCTAATGGTAATATTACTGACGGTATTAATATTCCTAATACTATGAGTTATTCAGAGACTATTAGTTTAGGTACAGCTAATGAAGGTAATACACCACTAACAATGGATATAAATGAAGACACTCTAATATCTGATATTAAGACTAAATTTGATGCTTATAAAAGTCAATATGGTAATATTAATACTAATAATGCACACGATGTAGTTAATATATTTGATAGCATTAGTAATGTAAGATTCTGTAATATATTTCCTAAATATAATTCTAATGGTATTGCTCTTTATAAAAACAATAATGGCAATCGTATGTTTAGAGGAACTAGAAATCCTAGTTACAGAGGAATTCATCAGATAGAATTCTTATTTGACAACATACCTATGAGAAAAGAGTTCGTAGGATATTTTATATCTTATGAAAAGACAGAACCTATATTAGTTAGTGAAGGTGTTCCTGTACGTAGAGATGATGATTTTAATACTGCTTTTAATGAACAGGTTAATAATATTCGTTTCTATTATCCTGAATTTAATATATTAAAGAAAGCTGGAGCAGGTAATATATTTATTACTCAATCTAGGTATACTATGGGTAATGCTCAAAGAGGTCCAATGTTTACTGACTTTTATAATAGTGATGATGTTTACGGTATGTCTACTCCTGATGATGAATTTGGAGACATTAGAGCTGTTAAAAGTTCTAAGATTATAATGGCAGATAGTAGAGATGACAATAATGCTGGAAGAGAAGCTGTTGTTAATTTAGTATTAAACAAATCATTAAAATTAGGGCTATATATAGGAAGTGGCAGAGGTTATGTAAAAGGTATTCTTCTTAATATAAGTGATAACTTATATATGTCAGAGAATAAAAGTCTTATTCCTCTAGGTTATATTAAGTATGTTAATCCAACAGGAGATATTTATAATTATGGTTATGAAGATTATATCTATAATTATAATTATTACTTTATGACAGCATGTGTTTATGCATTTAATCGTAATGGTGTATACTATGATACTACTGACCCAATACCTAAGAAGGCTACGGATAATACTAATCTTTATCCTAATTTCCCTAGAGTACATTGGGATAGTGAAAGAGTAGGTAATACTCCTATAAGTAGAATAATTCTTAATTATTATTCGCTATATCCATTATTTGCTAAAACTATTAAAACAGCTCCTGATGAAAGATACTATACTATTCATACTGATAATAATTCTTTCGTTCAGAATGTTCGTATGATTCATCTATTGCCTACTACTATTAATGATACATTTGAAATAAGTAGTATGTATCTTGATTATGCAGGTAAGAAATTTATTAATTATAATGAATTATTATATAGTAACTTTGTTACAGAATATCGTCAAACTATTCGTAGAAGTGATGTTATTAGTGATGAATCAGTAGAAAATAAATGGCGAATATTTAGACCTAATGCTTATAAGATAATTAGCGAAAATAAAGGTGATATCATTAACGTTATTGGTATTGGCACTTATCTTATAGCTCATTGCGAACATTCAATGTTTATCTTTAATAGAGATAATACGCTTTATACTAAAGACAAAGATGTTCAAATGTTAATGCCTGATGCTTTTGATATAGATTATCAAGAAGTATTTACTAGTGAAAAAGGTTATGGTGGTCTACAAGATTTTGAAGCTTATGTATGTAATGAAGCAGGTTATATATTCTTAGATAGGAGTAAGAAACGATTATATAGATTTGATGAAAAGAATCTGAATGATTTAGGCGATGGAGTACAATCTATATTAGACGAATATCTTACTAGTGATACAAAGATATTAATGGGAATGGATAAAGAGAATAACCGATTAATCTGCTCCTTTATGGGGGAAGTTTCAGATTTCACCATTAGTTATAATTTTGTTACTAATACTTGGATTAGTATTCATACTTATTTATGTCGAGGGTTTTATAATACGAAAACTAATTTGTATATTAGTTCCTTCAATAAGAAAAACATTATAGGTAAAATAGGATTTGTAAAACCGTCTAGTTATCTTAGATATACAGATTTCGAGATACCTGCCAATAAGAATCCGTTCTATATAGGAGAGAATAATAATACTATGGTAGTAGATGTATTGTTCAATCTTGAATACGATACTATTAAAGTACTCAACTACATTAGTTATGACTTATATAAAGCTAATGACATTAACTTTGCAGGTAATAAGATACTATTGTTTAGTAATACTTCGATAAGTAGACTTGAAGATATTACTGTTAATGAACGTAATACTTTCGATACGGCTAAACCTTATTACGAACATGGTAAATGGAACTATAATTACTTCCGTAGTGTTCTTAACGAAGTTGTTACTAATTATCCAATAGATAGACTTACTGGTAAACTCAATGTCGATGTTAATAAGAAGTATGAACCATTTAAATCTAATCTTATTAATGGTAAATATTTAGGTGTACGATTTGTAATTAATGATGGTACAGCTAAAATAGAGATTAAGAAGATTGAATGTTATGTTAATAAATATAGAGAATAATGAAACGTATTAATGAACAAAGACCTAAAGCATTTATAGGTGCTGCGATTTCTGTTGGTACTAGTATTGTTAGTGGTATCATAGGTAATCGTAAGAAAAAGAAAGCTGAACAAGCCGAAAGGCTTAGACAAGAACGGCTTCAAAATCTACAAAACCATCAGGCTTTAGCTAGTGCTCAAAATGAGAACATGATGTCCGAAGAAGAGAGGTCACAGTTTTTGAGTCAATATTTATCTAAAGGTGGGGGAGTAAAAACTTCCCCCCGTAAAGGAGTGAAAGCTCGTATCGTTGAAGGAGGTACGGCTATTCCTATTAAGAAAGATTCATTCCTTCTTAAAGGACGTAAACACAATACTGGCGGTATTGTTATTGACGCTGGTAAAACTGGTGTTGAAGCTGAAGGTGGAGAAGTAGTACAAGTTACTCCTAAACAACTTAAAGTGTTTAGTGCTCAACCTATTCTTAATGGTAATAGTCCTGCTGAACTAGTTCAAAAAGGTGTAGAACCTTCTAAAGTATTTAATGCTCAAGAATCATTTAAGGATAAAAATGGTCTTAATGATGATGGTACTAAAAAGAAAAGAAATATGAGAACAATAACTGGTAAGAAAAAACTAGGTGGTCTTTCTCGTAGTAAAGATTATGGTTCTGATAAGAAACCGTATCCTAGTGTTAAGTCTAAAGATTTTGCAGGAGGTGGACGTAGTTATCCTATTCCTACTAAAGCTGATGCTCGTGACGCTCTTAGATTAGCTGGACTTCATGGTCGTTCTGATGTAAGAGCTAAAGTATATAAGAAATATCCTGAATTAAAGAAATCAGCTCTTGGTTCTAAGACAAAACTATTAAAAGATAACTATAATAACTTTGGTTTAGAAAAGGATTATAGTAATAGTTTTGCTCCTAATGCTTTAACTAAAGCTAATATGAATTCTGTTAAAACTAATAGTATAGTTCCAACTAAACCTGTTGGAGCTTCTATTAGTTCTAGTACTAGTCCTTTATCTAAATCAGGAAGTTTTAAGAACTTTATGAGTGGAATTGGAGGAGAAGCAATTAGTGCAGGAATAGGAGCTTTAGGAAATATTATTAGTGGGGTTACTAATAAGAACAGTATTAATAATATTCAAGCTCCTACTAGACCTAGAACTATAATTCCTGCAAGGATGAGAACTACTTATAATATAAATCCACAATTAGCTGAAAGTCGAGATTCTGAAAGAAATATGGCTAGAATTATTGATTCTAATACTTCTAGTTCGTCAGGAAAGATTTCTCGTATTCAATCTTTAGCTAATCGTGGAGTTCTCGAACGTAATAAACTAAGAGGTATGAAAGAGAATGTTGAGACAAACCTTCTCAATCGTTATGCTCTTAATCGTCAAAGAGTAGAAGCTGCAAACAATCAAGTATTAAACGCTTATGATAATGCAGTTACTCAAACAGAAAATGAAAAGATTCAAGCAAGAGCTAATAATCGTACTAATGTTATTGAAGGACTTACTAGTGCGATTAGAGATTATCAATTAGGTGTTGATAAGAGACGTTCAGAAGAAAATGCTACTGCTGCTATAATGTCTGCAAATCCTGAACAAATGGAATTATTCTTAAAATTAATGAATAAGAATAAGGGTAGACTAAGTAATATACGAAGTACTTTATTCAAATGTGGCGGTAAGAAAAAGATTGCTTAATTATAAATACTATAACTATGCCGATAGATATTAAGACAGCAGGTTATCAAAAGAGGGAGCGGGTTGCTGCTCCTTTAGATGTTTACAATAGTACGTTAAATACTCTACAACAGAAACATGATACTGCTATTGAAACTAGTAATCAGATTAAAACGTTTCTTGCTAATAAGCAATTAAACGAAGCTGAAAATGAGTGGCTCGATAAATATTCGAGAGATGTTAATGCTCAAATAGAAGCAAGTGCTCAAGAAGGTAGTTATGCTACCGCATTAACTACTGCAAGAAGATTAGCCGGAGAAGTTGCTAGTAATCCAGGACTTATTGGTCGTGAGCGTTATCAACAAGAGTTTAAAAAGTTCCAAGACGAAGTTACTAATAGTGATGCTTATGATGGAGATGTTAAGGCTTATACATTGGAACAGAACAAATATAATTATCAAGACCAAACAGATGAAACAGGTAGAGTAATAGGCGGTAATCAATTCAAACCTAATTATCGTCCTGTTGAACAAATAGATTATAATACTTTATATCAGAAAGTATTGTCTACTGTTGGTGTTGATTCTAGTTCAGGTGAACAGTTAGTATGGGGCGATGCAGAAGGTAATCTTAAAGAAGGTCAAGGAAATATTGTTGCTGGTGATGTTCCTTATCTTAAAACTTCCGGTGGTATTCAACAGTTATCTAAGGAGAAGATACGTGCTGCATTTGAAGCTGCATTAAATGAAACTCCTGGTGCTCGTGCTTCTCTTGAACAAGACTATAAAGTAAATGTTTGGAAAGCTAATAAAGGTAATAAGAACAATCTTGTTACTAAGCCTGACGGAACTATTATGTCGCAGAAAGAATTTGAAGAGAATCTATTTGCTCCTAGATATGCTGCTTCTGCTTATCGTAGAACTGAAAGTAGAATTAACCCTGAATTAGGATTTAATATATTAGCTGCTGCTCGTAAAGCTGCTGCTAAACCTAAGACTGGTAAAGAACCTGATTTACTTCCTTCTTTGGCTACAATTGGTGGTAAAGAAAAAGTAGAACCTGATACTCCTGCTAAAGTACAATCTCAATTAAATACTCTTAATGGTCAATTATCTAATATGTTTTCTTCTTATGGAATATCTAAATCTCTTCCTTTAGATGAAGCATATAGTAAACTACGTTCAGGTATTGCTAATAATGTAACTTTATCTGATACTGCTAAGAAACAATTATTAGATGAAGCTAATACTTATTATAGAGGTATAGCTAATGCTAATAATCGTTTAGATGCAATGAAAGGACATCTTACACAAGAAGAACAATATGCTTCGGAGTTCTTAGGTAAGAGACTAAGTAATGGAGATATGGCTGATACTAATAATCCTATGCAACTAGAATATGCTAATAGAATGAATAAGTTATTTACTGATTCTAAAGGCAATAGTTTCGATACAGTTCTAGTTAATCCTCTTAATGATAGTAGTAAAGCTGCTATTATATCTAAACTTAGAACAGATATGGGACTGACTAGTAAAGATGTGTCATTTAGTAAAATAGGAGATAAAGAATATATTCGTATTAGTAAAGACGCTTATACTCGTTTAGCTCCTGAAATAGCAGATGTTCTTAAACTTAGTCCCGTAGGATTTACTACTGGTAATAATGCTCCTGAAAAATTTACTAGAAACGATGAAGTTTTCTATGGAAATAAAGTATATGGTAGTTTAACTACTATGGGCATTGCAGGTTTTAGAGCAATAGGACGAGGTGAAATAACTACTGCTAAGAGTACTAAAGATTCTCCTGCTTACGTATATGAAAAAGCTGCACAAATGTCTAATGCTGCAACTAAACGTATATCTAAATCATTACCGCCTAGTTATGTTGATGTTAATGTATTTGATTTACCTCCTCATATAGTTGCTACTGGTCAAGGATTTGAAGATGACCAATTAAAGAACTACAATGAAAGAGTAATGAATATGATTAGTATTGCTAATCCTGGAAGTATTGTTATTAAGAAACGTAATGCCGAAGGAGTTCTTGAACCTGTTGAAGATAGTAGAGAACGTGATGCTATTATGCAAACTATTCAAGCACAAGTTAAGAAGAAAAACATTAATAACGGCTGGTGCTCATCATCTTCTACGGGGGAATACGGAGTATTCTTAAATATTCCTTATACTCCTAAGACTGGAAAGAATAGTGCTAAGAATCCTGATTCTGAAATGGAAGAGAGAATACAAAATGCAGTAGCTGGAGATTACATGATTACAGGTGCTATCATTAATGATGAAATAGAAAGATTCAAATCTCTACCTGCTGTTAAAGCAATGGACACTCTTAATTCTATTAAGTATAATAACGCACTTAAAAGAAATTATCGTTTATCTGATGCTGAATTTGGAGATGGAACATATTCTGCTGTTACCGATGGTGGTAGTTTTTATCAGATATTAGACGCTAATGATGAACCGGTAATTAAGATTACAGAAGGTGAGTTATTTCAACGTATGTTTCAGAATAATCAAGCTAATGCTATTCTTGCTCCTGTTAAAGAGGATATAGATTTGATTAGTGCTAGAAATGGTTCTATTGCAAATTCCCCCATAGAGGAGCAGCAAGTTATTGCTCGTCCTCTTATGCAGAAAGCTATGATTATGGCAGGTGCTACTGGTAATCTTAGAGAACTAGATATTGATACTAAGAGACAAGTATTCCAGTTCTTTAATAGAATGTATTCAGGACTTACTGGTGAATCCCCTAGTCAAGTGATACTTAATCAAATGAACGATTTAATGAACTAAGTTATGCCAAATATATTTGATGATATATCAGTAGAAAAAGCTCCACTAGACAGTGGGGCTAATTCTGTTAATATGGCTAAAGAAGCTCCTACTGTTACTAAATACAAACCTGATGTAGCTGCACAAGGCGACTTCATGTTTCGTAATCTTAGTGGTAAAGAAGTCTTTACTGGAACAGAGGAAGATTATCATTCTTTAGCTAAGTATGGTGCTGAACCTAATCGTTATCAAAGTAGAGAAGAATTAGAAACTCTTCGTGCTAAGAATCAATCGGCTTGGAAACAGGCAGGTAATGCTTTAGGACAAACTATTGGTACTGTTATTGGTGATACTGTTGGAGGTATGGGTATGCTAATAGATTTAGCTACTGCCGGATTATGGGATGATAAACCTTTTAGTAATCCTATTACAAGAGCTGGTGATACTATATCTGATTATGTTCGTGATGATTTATTTCCTATATATCGTGAGAATCCTGATAAAGCATTTGATATGAATGATTTTTCAGGTTGGTTCTTTAGTCAAGTTCCAAGTATTGCTAGTTCTCTATCTTTAATGATTCCTGGTACTTTATTAACTAAAGGAGTTGGAGCTGTTGGTAAAGGTGTTGCAGCATTAGGACGTAATAGTTCTAAAGTAAGTCGTGCAATGAATTGGGCTAAGAAAGCTACTAAATTAGATAATGTGTATCGTGCTAATAAGTTAAAACTTATCGCTAAAGATGGTATTACTGCTATTGGTATGCGTCTTGGTGAGAACTATCAAGAAGCTCGTGGAGTTGCGGAACAAATAGAAGGAGAAGCATTGTCGTTATTTACAGGAATGTCTGATGAAGAATTTCAAACTTGGTTAGATAATAATCCTGATATTGCTAATGAAGCTAAAGAAAGAACTAAAGAAGAAGCCGCTCTTATAGTTGCAGATAAAGCAGCTATGCGAAACTTTGGATATAATGCAGGTAATGTGTTCTTTGATTATATGCAATTACGTGCAGTTAATAAAGCATTAGGTCAAGTTAATCGTGCTATTACTCCTCGTATTCGTTATTCACAGAATCAAGCTCTCGATAGAATAGCTTCTACCGGTATGGAATCTGCTAGCCAAACATTAGGTCAAGCAGCAAAAGGAACGATTAAAGATTTTGCAGGTAAAATAAATCGCTTTATTAATTCTAGTGAGAATCTTCTATTATCTGAATTATCCGAAGGTATCGAAGAAGCTATTAACTTTGTAGGTCAAGAAGAAGGTACTTTATACGGTCGTTATTTGTTAGGTCAAGCTGAACAATATAATGGAGCTGTATCTTTGGATAGAATCGAGAAGTACTTACAGAATCCTCAATTATATAATTCTGCATTATGGGGAGTTATTGGAGGTATTACTTTCGGTGGTACTATGTCAGCTATTAATAATCGTAAAGGTGGTAATATTGAAGAGAAACAACGTATATCTGAAATAAGTAGTCGTGAACAAGTATTCAATGAATACGCTCGTCAAATGCAAGTTATTGAAAATGGTGAGAATCCATTTCAAATAGAACGTAATGAGAAAGGTGTTCCTATTACTTATCTTGACGATGGTACTGTTAGTCAAGACCCAACAATAGGTACTACTCGTTATAGTAAAGTTAGTCCCGAAGAACAAGAAGATTTACGTGCTGCTGCTAAAGAGAAGTTCACAACTACTCTTACTTTAAATGCTATTCGTTCCGGTAACTATGAGTTACTCGAAGATTATATTGAAGACCCTAGACTAAAGAAAAAGCTAGTAGATGCAGGTCTGGCAGATGAAGCAGAGTATGATAGAGATACTCAATCTCTAAAAAAGACTATGCGTACTGTTCTTGATAGATATATTAATTATTCTACTGCTTTACGAAGTTCTAATATTGATGATGCTTTACTAGATGTTGCTATATCAGAGAATATAGTTAATGCACAAGAAGCGGACTTATTAAATAAACGAATAGAAAGACTTAATACTATTCAATCTCAATTAGAGAATAGCATACCGGCTATTAATGAAGTTCTTGACCCAATGGCTAAGAATCGTATGCAGTTAGGTATATTAGAACAGTATCGTAGAGAAGTAATGTCTACTTATAATAGTCTAAAGAATAGTAACAATCCTTTAGATAGAGCGCAAGCTAGTCAATACTTAGATATATCTAAGATAATAGAATCTAAAGTTAATGACTTACGTAGAGGTTTAAGTCCTATGGAAAGTTTATTCTTAGATAATGTTCGTAGTGTAGAGAATATTGCATTAGGAATAGAAGGTAGCGAAGAACAGAATAACTTAATCAAGAAACAAATAGAAGAACTTGATGAAAATGATGTGGCTCTGTTTAAACAGGCAGGTAAAGACTTTAGTCTTGGTACTCTTGCTAAACAAGTTCGTAATATTAATTCAGAGTATATGGATAATATGGGACAGATACTTCTCGATGAAATTCGTAGAGATAACTATCGTTCTAATATTATTACTACTAATGAACAAGCTAAAGAGTTTGAAGATACTCGTAAGAAAGAGTACGAAGAAGCGGCTAAGAAGTTAGTTAAGTCTGCAAAAAAGAATCTTAATGATTTCGTTAATGTAGCTACCGAAGAAGAACTTGCTAAGTTAGATAAAGCACTAGATAATGCGTTTACAGAAGAAGAATCTCAAGATACTAGTAATAAGAGTTTATCTAATGCTGTTAGTATTCTATCTAATTCAGAGAATGGTAAGAAAGATATAGCATCTTTAAGAGAAGCTATTACTAAGAGAAGAAATAGTCTTGCTGCACAAAGTCAGACACAGCAACAGAATGGGAATAATCAGCAACAAGACTCCTCTATGGGGGAAGCGAGGAGCGAAGCGACGAGGCAAGAAGAACCAGAGGTTAAGCCTATTCCAAAACCTAAACCAAAGACTGCTAAAGAGAAGAAGTTAAAAGAGACATTAGATAAAGTAGTATCTAAAGCTAGTTCAGGCGTTATAAATAAAGCTAATATTAATAACTTAGAATTTACAATAGTAAAGCCTTTTGCTAGTTTAGGAGATGTTAGTAGAAAACCAGTTAAAGTAAGTGCAATAGACGTACGTGTTAGTAAATTTGGCAATGTTAGTATTGATGGAATGGATGCTAAAGGTAATATTATTGCTGATGTTACTATCGATGAACTAAATGCCGCTATTGCTATCGGAGATGTTACTTACGTAGATACTAGTAAATCTGATGAATCTGCTCCTGCTGATACTAACGTTCTTGAATCATCTATATCTGATAATGATTTAGAAGGTCAGCGTCAACGTATAGAAGAAATCAATCTTATCATAGACTTGTATAATCAGATACAAGGTAATGAAGTAGAAGGTAAGACTTTTACTAGTCTTAATGATATGATGATATATCTACAACAACTTAATCCTAGAGCTATTAATCTATATAACGATATTAAAGTTCTAGCTAATCGTCAAATAGTAAACGGTAAGATAGTTAATGTTGATACAGAAGTTAAGACGCCTTCTGATATTATACAGTCTGCAAGTAAGACATTAGAAAATGCTATTGCAGAAGATAAACAACGAGCTAAAGATAATGGTTATTTCTTTAATTTAGTTAATCTAAGCGATAGTAAAGTTTATTCTCGTATTGGACAACTTAAATCTAATGATACAGTTAGTGTAGAATTAGATGAGAATAATAATCTTATAGTTAAGTCTCGCGGAATTAAAATAGGAGAGTTTCCTAAGATTGGTTATAATAACGGTAATGTTGAAGTTATGAATCAAGGTTGGAGATATACTGTTAAAGATGGCAGTATAGATTTCATAACTCAACTTCAATCTATTATTAGTAATGAAGATGAAAGTGCTAAAGAATTTGTACAACTGCTTAATAATATACGTCGTTTGTATCGTGTTCGTAATAACCCTGAAGTTGAAGGAACATTCGGACATCAGCTTAATGCTTTACAAGAGAATGAGAACTGGAAGAATCTAACTAGTTTATTCGGTGATACTCAAACTAATCTATTAGATAGGATTAGACATCTTAATAGTATTATATTCTTTAATAATGCTCTTAATGTTAATCAGTCTGATTTTAGTACCATTGTTAACGATTCGTTAACTAATTGGATGAATAAACTCAAGAAGTCTTATACGGACATTAATAACTTAAAGTCCTCTATTAGTAAAACTAAGTCTAAAAAGAAACGTCTAGTTGTTGGACGTACAAGTTCAGGTAGTGTTATTTATGCTAAAGATAAACAAGGTAATCCTATATATCGTAAATTTGGAGATGTTACTACTAGTGAAGCAACTGACGGTTATCGTTTAGTAGTAGGAGTTGACGGCGGAGTAGCTGATATTAAAACCAATACTATTATTGCGGCTAGTCGTATTCCTAGAAATGTAGTAGGTATGACTATTAAAGATTCAGAAGGAAGACTTATTGCAGTTCCTAGTCGTGAGAATACTATGAGTAATAGTGAAACTGGTGCTACTGAATATACTAAGAGGTTTAACGAAGGATTAGATAAATTATTCCATTCATTAGTAGATGCTACTCTACAAGGAAATACTGATTTACATCAACAACTATTAGATGAAATATCTAAATATGTAGGTAAGCAAAAAGCTCTTTATGGTTATGAAGTTGTAGGTCGTGCATTTCGTCCTCTTAATAAGATTGGAGCTACTATTTACTTTAATGTTGCTGATAGAAATGTAGCATTTGCTATACCGGGTGAAACTAAACCTAGAAGACTTATGGCTCGTATGCCTAATGGTTTTGTTCCTACTAATAATCATGGTAACTTTAGTACTATGATGGAAGGAGTATATGCTTTACTTACTCGTAATGTTGTTAATTCAGCTATTCGTGGTGAATCTAATCTATTTAGAGTTGTAGACGGCAAGTTACAAGCTAAGATACCTAATATACTTCAAGACGAATGGTTTGATACTGGTTATAGTAGTTATGAAGAATTTGTAGCTAAGGACGGAGTATTGGTTACCGATTTAGGTAATGTTACTGATAGTAAAGGTAATATCATTAGTAACTTTAATTATATAGGAGATGTATATAATCGTAATATTACTCTTATGAATCCTAGTCGTAGTGCTGGTCGTACTAACGCGGCTAACGCCGCTATTTCCCCCGTAAAGGAGCAACAAATTGTATCTCCTGTTGCTACGCCTGACCCACTTGCTAGTCAAGATAGCACTCCTCAAGTAGGTACTCTTATGGAAGTTGCACAAGCTAATACTACTAATCCTAATCTACTATCTGTTATATCTGCATTAGAAAGTGCTGGTATTAAACTTAATCCTGATATTGAAATAGTAGGTGAAAAAGGTAGATTTGCAGGAATAGTTGCTGGTGGTAATACTATTACTCTTACTAATAGATTCGATACTCTTGAACCTGAACGTAGAGTACTTACTCTTATACACGAAGGTGTACATTATCTACTTAATGATGAACGTGCTAATATAGAACAATCATTCGGAGACTTATATGATAAGTTTGCTAACTTTATTAATCAAGATTCTCGTTTGATAGATGAGTATGGAGAGTTCTTGAATAGTGGTAAACCTAGAGCTGTTGCTATTGAAGAGTTTGTAGTTGAAGCTATTACTAATCGTACATTCGCTAGATTACTTGCTAGAATTAAGTATGATTCTAATCCTACTACTGAATCAAATAACCTATTTACTAAAATAATAGATGCTTTAGTAGAATTAATAGGTAAAATAGGACAAATAGATAATACATTACTTGGAGAAGTTCGTAATCGTTTATCTACTATTGGATTAGAAACTAGTGATACAGCTAGTACTTCTACTGTTACTCATGACGATACTTTTGATAGAGCAGAGGAAGATGTTAGCGTTCCTACTGATGATGTATTTGATATTCCTGATATAGACTTAGATTTAGATAGTAGTATAAGTGATAACTACCGTCAAGTCGATAACTTCGATAGTCTGATTGAGGGATTGAATAATCGACAAAAGGCTATTGTGACGCATTTGTTTGACACTGGTGAGCTTAGTTTCGTATGTAGTTAAGTAAGATAAGCCTAGAGACGAAAGTCCCGTAGAAAGCCTAAGAATGAGCCATTCTAAAGCCGCCTACGGGACTTTTCTGTTTTCCCTATCTTACTATCGAGACGCTATATAAAATGCGAATTTCGGCAGAATTTTGCGGTCTACGGGCGTTCGGTAGCCTTCGGGAACGTGTGGTTTCAGACTATTTGATAAATATATTTGATAGTGTTGATAATAATACTATCTTTGATACTGTTAGTAATTACTTAATTAATAATATAAAGTATATGAGTTGTACTCCTAGTAATCCTAAATTAGATAAGCTATTAGAGCTTACTAATAATGATGTTAGAAAGTCTACCGAATATCTTGCTACTATCGAAGATACTAGTTTTCGTGAATGGTATCAAGAAAAGACTGGTAGAGATTTCAATGAAGAGAGTATTGATGCAAACACTGTTAATGCTATTATAGCATATAATAACAGAGAAACAATTAATACTCAAGATTATGTTCAGAACGTTCGTACTTCACGAACTGGTGTATTTGGTAATGATATAGCAAAGGAAGACCATGCTATTAATATCCTTAGTACTATTTATCTAAAGAGTCAAGGAAGTATTCGTAAAGCTCTTGCTAATAGAAAGCGTAAAGGTGAGAAAGAAGTCCTAAAGGATAAAGCCGGTAATGAGTTAAGTCCTCAAGCTGCTGTAAAGTTAACTATGATTACTTATCTTAATCGACATCTTAAAGAGAATGATAAGAAACTTACGCAAGAACAAAAAACTTATATCGGTACTATTATTCGTAATCTTTACGATGGTGGTAATTATAACCGTAATGAGTTATTTGATATTGTTATTAATTCACCCGAAGTTATTAGTCTTAGCAAAGAGTTTGGTATAGATACTAACGAGGATTATGAAACTAATGACGATGCTAAAGAAGGAAGTGAACAAGACGGTCGTCAAGAAGACCCTGAAACTATTGCTTCTTTACGTGCTGATTGGTCTGAACTAGCCGACCAACGTAAAGACATTGATAAGAATGTTAGTAAAGAAGTAAAAGAATGGTTTGCTCGTTTACCTAAAACTAATAGCAATTCTTTTATTAATGAAAAACCTGATACAGCTAGCGATACTTATTCAGGTATAGCTGAAAGTGCTGGGTTCTCTAGTTCTTTTAAAGCATTGAATAACTATGGCAACTTCTCTAGCGTTGAAGCTATGGTAGAGAGTTTCCATACTATTGCTGAAAGATTTGAAGAAGTATCTCATTTAGAATATGCCGCTCGTCTATTAGAAGATGAAGCTAATGTTCAGATAAGAAATAAGATATTTACTCAACTAAAACAATCTATTTGGGAACGTAATGAAGTAATTCAAAGTGCAGACGGTTCTAATATAGTGACTAAGAATCGTAATACTTTCCCTAAACTTAATCTGCAAAACAAAGTACTTAATAGTTTTGATTCTCTTGTTCATAATCCTTCTATTATGAATGGAGATGTTGCAGTATTAGAAGAACTTAAAAATAAATTATCCACATTAAACAATTCAAATACAAATGAAATACAAGAAATCTCGGAAGAGCTTGCTGCAATTTTTAATAAGTATAACTTCGGCATCAATAGGCAGGGTGTTGTTAACTACGTTCGTAACTTCGGTGATAACCAACTTTCTAATATCTCTTCTATTGTCGATGATTTGCTAGAGTTTAATAAAGTAGTAGGTAAGGCGACTAATCTATTAAAGATAGATAATGAAGCACAACGTATCTATTATGCAGGTGAATATGCTAAAACTAAAGAGAATGAAGAATATACAGTAGTTCCTTTTGATAAATCTCAACTACAATATAAAGGTGGTTATGCTAATAATATAGCCAATCGTATATCTAATAGATTTAAAGATTATCAGATAGTAGATTCTGAATTTAATAGTATTAATGCAGAGAATAATCTAGTTAGTGATATTCTAAAGAATAATTATATTAGTAAGTTCTTTGAAAGAATTAACGATAATCGTTACAATGATAATCCAACTGCTAATACTGAACTTCGTGATTATCTAGTTAAGTTTACTAATATTCCTCAATATCAGTACAGTAATATACTTATTGAGAAAACTCTATCTAATGGTAAAATAATTCCAGGTCTACTTCGTCTTACTGATACTGGTTACGAACTTACTGAATATTATCGTGAGTTTGGTGCACAATTATATAACGGTGTTAGTAATGAAGTTACAGGAAAGGCTAAATCTTATAAAGATATTAATGCTCTTGAATGGGATATTATTACTCTAAATGAATACGCTAACAACGGAGATAACTATGAGATGGCTAGAGGAGTTAAGAAATCTAAGTTCTTTACCCAAACACCTTCTGATGCTCCAAAAACTTTCGTATTTAATAGTTATAAACTAGATTATACTGGACTATTTAATACTAATGGTGATATTTATAGAGGACATCCTATTTATGTAGCTTATGCTAACATCTATGCTAAAGAACTAGCAGAAATGGCGCAAGCTATTAACTTCTTATTTGAGACAACTGTTGAGAATGGAGTAGTAACTATCGTATCTGATGAGAACGGTAAACCTAAGATAAAAGAAGAGTTTAAAGATTTACGTAAATCAGAAGCTAGACTTAATTATCATTATCGTAAAAGTATTCTTGATAGCAATGGCAATCCTACTGGTAATGTATTTAAGTTTAGAAGTTTACTTATTGGTAAAGTTAAGAATCTTAGTAGATATAATAGTGAGACAGCCAAAAGAGTAGATATGAATTGGCTGTTCGAGGAAGGCAATGTATTCTCACTCCTTTACGGGGGAAAGAATAGTGAAATATCGCTAATACAAGATGAGAATGGAGAGTATAATATTAGACTTACTGGTGGACTTCGTAATTCTGTATATAATTATATAGATAACTATATTAATTATAGAATACAAGAAGCTATTGCTAAATATAGTTCTGATAAAGAGTTTGTAGATAAGTATAAGAATGCTAGTCAAGAATCATTTAATTCCTTCATTGCTGAAATGGTTCTTAACTATGAGATTCAATATAATAATCTAAATGATATGTTCTTCGGAGATGAAGCATATTATAAAGATTCTCGTGATACTATTAAACGTAACAAAGAATATCAAGCCGGAGGATTAGCTTATGCAGGATATGATTTGTATAATGTACAGAAACATTTGGGAGATATAACAGTAGCTCCTAATAAGACTATTAGTATAGATAGTAGTTTCAAATATATTACTCTTGAAGATGTTCAAAGTAGCGGTAAAGTTCTCGATGATTTAAAGAAGCAATTAGATATAGCTAATGTATCTAAAGAGACTAGAGCTTTTATACTTAAACAGTTCTCTAAAGATAAGTCAGAAGTAACAGATGCTCAATCGTTTATTACTCTTGATGAATTTGTTCGTAGAATGTATCTACGTGGAGAGTATGATAGTTATAAAGATTTAATCGAAGCTCTTTATGACGAAACTAAGCCTATTGACAATGTTAAGTTAGGAGAATTATCTAAGAAGATACAAGTTCAAAAGAACTTCTATTATGACTTAGAAATAGATAATGATGCTAAGTTAGCTAATCCTATTCAGATTAAAAATGCAGAGTTCGTACTTATACCTAGGTTCTTAGGTAATAGTGAACTTGGTGCTTTGGCTAAATATATGACTGATAATAATATTGGTCAGGTTAACTTTACTACTACTGAAAAAGCTACTACTAATAGAGTATTAGAGTTTTGGGATTCTCATGGGAAATTCCCCTCTAAAGAGAAGTTGAAACAGTTTAACTTGGATGTTCAAACTAAGTATAAAACTGGTTGGTATTCCAATCTTTATACCCAGCAAGATATTCCTCAACACATGGATGGTGAGAATAAGGCAGGGTTACAGATTGTTAAAAAGCTAATAGATAATATTGGTAATACTCCTGAAGGTCAATCTCTTATTAAAGATTTCTTTGATAACTTTACTGCTAATATTCAAGATAGTTTTAAAGATGCTGCTTCTCGTATTGGTGTAGAGATTGATGCTAAAGGTAATGTAGTATATGAAGGTAATCAAGCTAAGATAGATAATAATCAGTTTATATCTCTTATTAAGGATGAGTTAACTCGTAGAGGATTAGACAGTAATTATCGTAAGTATGCTGAAATAAATCCTGAAACTGGATTGCCTTATATGCCTGCTTGGACTAATCTAGTTCGTAGCAAGATAGAAAATATTGTAAATAGTATATTTACTAATCGTGTTACTCGACAAGTACTTCCAGGATTTCATGCTAGTCAAGTTTCAGATATTGGTATGACCGAACTATCAGGTCGTAGTGATTTAAGAGATTTGATGCAATCTAGAGTAGAAGAGAAACACGGTTATTCTCTTGGTCGTAAACTAACGTATCATAAAGACGGTAGTCAGATAGTAGAGATATTGTTACCTAAATGGATGGTAAAGGCTTATAATACTTATGATGCAGAAGGTAATCTAATTAAAGAAGTTACTCTTGAAGATTTACAATCTGCTGGACTCGATACTATGATTGGTTATCGTATTCCAACAGAAGGCAAACAATCAGTAGCAGTAATGAAAGTTGTAGGTTTATTAGATGAATCTCAAGGTTCTACTATTGTAGTTCCTGATGAATGGGTATTACAAACTGGTGCTGACTTTGATATTGATAGTATTTATGGTATATATCATACAGCTTATTTCGATAGAAATGGTAAACCTCATAAGGTCGAATATATAGATGGAGAAGATGAAGTAAGTACTTATCGCAGATATATTGGTTATATAAATTCTTTAATAGATAAAGAAACTCGTAAAGCTACTAGTTCTGAATTTACTAAAGAAGAATTTAAAGAAGCTCGTAAAGCTGCAAGAGAAACTGTTCTTAAAGCTAATGAAGAATATGATAAATTCTTAACTGACCAAGTTAGAGATTTAATAGCTGAAACAGACAAAACATGGATATTACTTCCAAGAGAAGTAAAAGATAATCTTACTGTTACTTTTAAATCAAAAGAATTAAAGTTTGGCGAAAGAGTAGATGCTATTGTAAGTAAGATGGACTTTTATGAAAGTGAATATGCTAATGATGAATATGTTGCTAAGTTTGCACAACAGTATCGTAATATTCAATCTGTTATTAATGAACAAAGAGAATTTTATCAAAATGTAAAAGATAACGCTGAACAACTAGCTATTGATTATGCTGATGAAACTCGTAGAGCTAGATTAGAACAAACTATTCAAGCAAGAGCTGAAATAGTAGGAGCTATGTCTCTTGAAGAATTTAGTCAATTAACAGTAGCTCAACAAAATACTCGTGATGCTCGTAACAATAAAATAGTAGATACATTTATTAATATAATGAATCTACCAGTATCTATTGGTGAGAACTTATCGTCTAGTAATTTTGAAGATATTAAAGCTGCAAAGAGTAATATCTTTGAAGGTTTATCAGAGACTTATCGTAATATTAATTCAGTAATTGCTCAAAATTGGTATCGTGATGCTAATATGTCCGGTGCGCGTCTTAAAGCTATTTCTGTTAATCGTGACAACTTCGCCTCTATTAGTAACAAAGCTAAAACTATTGTTGACGGTGCACACGGTGGTTTTAGGTTTACTTATACATATAGCACAGAGAAAGAAGCAAAAGACGCACAAAGTAAACTAAGAAAACGTTTTAGAGATGTAACTAGAAAAGGTAAAGAAGTAACAGTAGACCATAATCAATTAGGTTGGAGTTATGATAATCTTAATATAGATAATCGTTTGATTACTCCTTATTCTTCTGAAACTACTGCTCTTATTCTTGACGGTGTAAAAGAAGGTGGTGTTCCTAATGTAGACTTGTATACTTTTGATGTATATAAGTCTATCGTAGATTGTGGCGCTAATTATGAAACATCTATTCTATTTATTAATCAGCCAGTAATAACTGAACTTATTGCTAGACAAAATGCTAATGATAATGTATTCGGAGAAACTGGATTTAATCCTCTTATTGGATTAAGACGAGATATGTATGTACGATTAGCTAAAGCTGTTGGTATTCCTGCTAATAGCATTACTAAAAAGACTCGTCTTAAAGATGTTAAGAAAATGCTTGAGAGCAGAGGAATAGAGATTAATGAAGATGAGCTTCTTGAAGAAGGAATAAAAGTAACTGAATTAAGAGAACATCTTAAAGATGATGTAGAAAGTACTAGTTATAATAATACTGATAATCTTATATATCAAATTAAAGCGTTAAGAGCATTTGAATATTTCAAAGAGATAGGCGACCAAATCAATTCTAATATGATGGTTATCACTAGTGATAAGTTTGGTGCTGGTAAATCTGCTAATGAAATAGATAATGTTATTAATCGTATTAATGATATTAAGGAGAATAATGTTGGTCGTATAAAAAAAGGTCAACCTGTTCTTAAAGCAGTTACAGAAGAAGGTAACAAGTATCTAATAGATGCTATTTATCCTAAGACTAATTTCAATACTATTAATGATATTAATCAGGATGAATTAGAATCTGCATATCCTTCTTTATATTATCAGCTAAAGTATAGTTGTATAGCTACTGAAAAGATTATTCGTGATAGTGAGATATTCAAAACTCAAACACCGCAGTTCCGTGAATTAGTAAGTAAGTTTGGTATTCGTAATCTACAAACTATTCAACAGTTAGAGAGTTTCATAATTAATATGAGTCAAGCACAATCTAACTTTGTTAATACTAATAGATTTATAACTAGAAGTGATAATGAGTTTATACCTAGCTATAATATAAATCTTATTAGTAGCCAACAAGATACTCGTGCTAGATTATATGGATATACTGATATAGTAGGTAGCTTCGATATGTCTGATATGTCTGAAAAGAACGTAGAAGCATTTATGAAATTATCTCCTGCTAATAAAGTAGCATTAATTCAAAGATATACTTCTGATAATAATCTATTTAAGAACCTAAATGTTGAGTATAAAGGTCGTCGTAATAGTTATGATAGAATAACTATTGTTGATAGTACTATATCTACTGAATCTCAATATCAAATGTTCCGTAATGCTTGGCATAACAATAATCCGTTTATTAAACTTGCTACTATGGATTTGATAAGATATTCTATTGTAGTAGAAGGTTATAAGTTTAAAGGTGGTACAGTTAGTAAAATTATTCCTGTTGAATTATTATATGGACAAGATACTGGTATTGATTCTGATAATGGAGTTTCTTCAGCTACTAATATTATTAACGATTCAGATAGGGCTATTAATAGCATGATTCAATATGGTAGTGAGATAGGAACTTATGAAAGAGCTAGCAATGATGCAGCTACTATTGAGAAGTTACGTGACTTATTCTTTAGAACTAATCCTAATAATCCTGATATATTAGTATTTGAGAATAAGAAATATAAAGAATCTAATAAGATAACATTTAATAGATTAGGTGTTGGAAAACTTAGCTTTAAGGAAGCACAAGAACGTGGAATGATTACTGGTAGTGAGAATAACCGTAGGTATCGTCATTATGCTAAGACTAATGATAATAACAAAACTCTACGATTATATAAACTAGTATATGATAATGATGTTGTATATATGCTTCCTACTAATCAATTAGAACAGAATGAAATTGGAGAAGTTAGTATTAATCCTGATAATAATAGAATGTTTCTTCCATTAGATATATTAGAAGAAGTTTCTATTAATCAGTATGACCCTGCATTTATTAGTTCTATTAATATAGCTATGAACTCTGATATTCGTAAGTTTGTAGTTCTTCCTAAAGCATTTGAAGCTGGTGCTAATTTATTAATAGAAGAAGCGTTTCCTAATAGTACTGTCTTGGCTTCCCCCATAAAGGAGCAACGTATTGATACTTCTCGTAGATACATTATTGCTTCTACTGATAATCAAGTTATACTCGATACTATCGAATCTCTTGAAGCAGCAGGTATTACTAATTATGTTGTTGTAGCTCCTAATATGAATTACGGTAATATCCGTAAACTTATTAATGACCGTAATAACATTGATATTGCAGCAAAGAGACTACAAACAGCTATGACTAAGTTAGAAGCTAATGAAGTTCAACTTAGAAAGAAGAAGTCAGATAATTCTGAATCTCCTTATTATGCTCAACTTAAAGCTAGCATTAATCAAACTATTGAAGATGTTAATGTTAATGGTATTGGTTTTGTTCCTGTTTTACAAACTGTTGTAGATAATACAGGTTTTAGAGCTGGTGGATATTTTAGATACGAAAAGGAAGGTAATGTTTATATTGTTACTAACTTAGGTCGTGTAACTACTAAATCTGTTAGTCTTACTCCTGACTATATGTATAGTAAGAAAGTAACTATTAATAGTGTTAGTCAATTACAATTCCCTAGACGTAATGCCATTACTCAAGTAGTTAAAGAAAACGCTAGATTAGATAAGTTTGCTAATAATAACATTATTCGTGTTCAGACAGAAGATAACTTTATTAATGAAGATGTACTTGAATCTGCATTGATAGATAATGATAAAGAGATAAATGATTATATATCTCGTGTTATTGAAAGTGTTGAACGTAGTAATGCTAATGTAGAAGAAGCTGCATTAAACGATGCTTTCCGTTCATTTACAGCTATTGATTTACGTTCTAATACAGCTACTAAGTTAAATGATAACTTACGTGAACAAGCGTTGAGAATTATCAATGGTTATACTAATAGACGTATTGATGATTTCTTATTTGATATACATAACTTCTTTACTACTTATGTTACTAATCCTGATGGTACTTATAAACTAGACGAAAATGGTAATAAGATAGTAATGGAGAAATGGAGTATAACTAATAAGAAGTTATTCGACCGTATGTTAGAAGATGAAACATTACGTACTCGTTATGAAATGTTCCTAGATGATATTAATAGATTTGTAGAAGACTATTCTATTATTGAAGCTATTCAACCTTATAATATTGATGAGGCTTATACTGTAAGTGAAACAGAAGAAGAAATCGAAGGTTTGCGTAGAACTAATGATATGCTTAAACAAATTAAAGATAAGTTTAAACGTATCAAAGACTTAGATAATGTAGTTAAACGTAGTACTAAGATGTACTTCGATAGTTACATTACTAGTCTTTCTAGTGACCCTCGTGTACAATCTAATATGCTTAGTATTACAGAAGCATTTGAAGATGAAAACTTCTTCCAGTTTTGGTTAGCTGATAGTCAAGAGACACATATTCCAATAGTTCAGATAGTTCTAAAACAAATGATGAATCAGTTAAGAGCTAGTGAGATTAGTGCTCGTGATAAAAAGATAGCCTTTACTACCGCTATTTCAACGATTATCGAAGACGCAAAAAACAACGGTATAAACGTGTCTCTGAACGATATTTTGGACGAAAATGGCAACCTTTTGCTGCCGTATAATGAATCGTTCACCGACAAATTAAGGTCGCTAAAAGAGGCTGTAAAGCTGGCACAAATCGACGACCCGAACGGTCGAGACGGTTTAATATATAAGAAAGCTAAAGATGAGTTAGAGAAGTTCTTAATAGATAATGTAGAACGTGAATACGTTAAAGAGATGTATCAAGAGTACTATAATGCAAACCAGTTACTTAATAAATACCCTGAAACTTATGTTAAGTTAATGAAGCTATTGCATGAAGAAGGAGATATATTAAGTACAATGATTGACAATGATTATAGTACTCTTACTGTTCAAAACGAAAGACGTCTTAACGAGATTCAAAGCGAACTTACTGAAATGCGTGCGGTTATTGATGTTGACGGTAATTATAAAGAGAACTATTATGAAGCCAATGCAGTTAATAATTATCTATTGTCTCGTCGTCAACTTAATAATAAGTATAAAGAGAACAGACCTAAGGATGCTTTTACTATTCGTTATAAACAAGCTATTGAAGGTTTACAATATCCTGAAACTTCTGAAACTTATAGAGAATCAGTAGAATGGTTAAAGGCTAATACTGATTATAAGTTAAAAGGAGAGTTCTTAGATGAACTAAAGAAAGCCTATATGGATACTCGTCTAGGTAATCCTTTTGATAGTTTCGTTCGTACTATGGCTTATGGTAAGTATGATTCAGAAGGTGTTATTGATGGTACTAAATTTACAGATGTTCAAATAGCTAATCTAAAGAAACATCAGGAACAAATGTTTGCTGCTGCCGTTGGTCGTGTTAAGCCAAATGAACAGAAAGCTCAAGAATGGTTAGATAACCATGTTAGTTATATCAATACTGTTTATTATGAAGCTATGTATGTAGCTATGAATAAGATGGGTAAAGAAGTATTTGATAAATGGTATATTGATAACCATGTTGTTAATCCTATTACTAAAGAATATGAACCGTTGCCTATTTGGAGACAAATGGTAGTTAAGGATGAAGCTAACAACATGGAATATAGTCCTAAATATAAATGGTTAGAAACTAAAGTTAAAGACAAGTACAAGAATCCTAACTATGATGAAGTTAAGTTACAACCTTCTACTAATAAATATCGTAATGATAAGTATTATGGAATGAATAATTATCAGCAACAGTTATATAACGAAGTAGATTCTCTTCTTAATGAACTTGTTAAAGATAAACGTAGTCGTGCTTATATTAATCGTGGTTATTTACCTAATCAAGCTATTGAACAACCTCATCAAGGTTTTACTGATTATTGGCAAGACTTTAAACGCAGTCATGGTTGGTATGATACTCCTAATAAATCTGATATAGAGCTTAATCTATATAAGAGATTTAGTAATGCTCCTATGTTACATAGTTTATCAGAGATTAAACTTCTTCCTATTCGTGAGAAACAAGAAGGTGAAACTATTGATGAATATCTAGCTTATGTTCGTGAAACACAAACTAAGAATAATGAATTACGTAAGCAAAGGGCGCAGGAAAATGCAGAGCGTAATAATCCTAATGTTCTTGAAAGACTTAATTCATTTATTGATAGTATGTATAACTTTAATACTCGTAATGATATAGCTAGATTAGCTAAAATTACTAGTAATCAATTACGTAATATGGATATTATTAAGAGAAATCCTAACGATAAACTTATGGATAATAGATTACTTAGTAGAATTACTGGTAAACAAGAAATACGCACAACTAAAAGTGATGATTCTAATATAGTTAAGCACTTTGAGAATCAAGTTCGTAAGTTAGTATTTAATGAATTTGAAATGGATGAAGGTACTCGTTCTAAAGTATCTCGTGTTATGCGTAATATGGTATCTAGTAAGTTTATGATGTTAAATATTACTGGTGGTATTGCTAACGTTCTATACGGTAAGACACAGATACAAATGGAAATGGCTGCCGGACAATTCTTTAAATACAAAGACTTCCGTAAAGGTGAAAACGAATGGATGCAGAATATAGGTAGTTATCTAGCAGATGCTTATAATGAAACTACTAATAACGAAACCAATGCTGTTATTAGATTATTCAATGTTATTGAATCCGATATGGTAACGGAACGTTATGGTAAAGGTAATAATCCGATGGGTAAACTAGAGAATCTATTATTTATCCAACAGACAGCAGGTGAACATTATATGCAGAACGCTACATTATTAGCTATGCTTCATTCTCATAGAGTAGTTAATGTCGATGGCAAGAATAAGATAATGTCATTTGAACAGTACGCTATGAATCTTAGAGAAAAAGCATTACTTAAAGTTCTTCGTAAGAATAGTCCTGAATTAGTTTCTAAGTATGAAACTTTTAAAGATAAAGTACTTGAATCTTATGTTGAGAAAGAACGTTATGTTAAGTTTAAAGCTGATATAATAACTGATTTCTTACGTTCGATTCCTAAAGAACTAAGACAAGAGTTTAAAACTACTTATAAGGAAGATACTAAAGAAGAACGAATTAAGTTTGAACAACATCCTTCATTTAGAGAAAGTCTTATATTGAAGAATGGTGTTGCTACTCTAAAGAAAGATAGCGGTCTTACTAATGATGATATTGCAGCTTTCCGTAATAAGGTTATATCAGTTAATCATCAGATACATGGTATCTATGATAAGATTGGTGCTAATCAGCTACAACAATCATGGTGGGGAGCTTTACTAATGCAGTTCCATAAACACTTAGTTCCTGGATTCCAAAAACGTTTTGGTTATCGTTTAGGTCACTTTGACGGTATATATAATGAAACTAGAGAGTCTATTAGTAAAGGAACTTATGTTAGTTTAGGTGAGTTTATAGCAATGCCATTTAAGAAATACTACGAACTTAATGATAGTAACGAACTTCAAGCTGTTCGTACTCTTCAAGGAATTGCTAAAGGTTATGCAGATTTTGTAGCTAATCTTACTACTTATTATAACATTCTTCCTGAATATGATAAAGCCAATATTCGTAGATGCTTAGGTGAATGGATAGCTATTACTAAAGCAGTAGCACTATTTGTAGTAGGAAAATTAATGCTAGATGACGATGATGATTCTACACAAGTAGCTGACTATATCCTATATAGTGCTGACCGTCTAATGTCTGAAACTATTCAATATACTCCATGGGGATTAGCTAATGAAGGTAAGAAACTATATAGTCAACCTGTTGCTGCATTAAGTATTGCGCAAGATAATCTTAGATTATTAGGAGCACTTTGTAGCTATATTATTACTGGTAATCCTGATGATTTATATTATAATTCAGGAAGCTATTCAGGTGAAAATAAACTTGTAGTAAATTTCTTTAAACAAGTACCATTAGTTAATCAGATTATAAAACATGAAAGACTTGGTGCTAATAATAGTTACTATAAAGTACGTAGTAGTCCGTTTAGTGGTTTAGGTCAAGTTGTTGCTAATATGATTACTGATGAAGATGAAGAATAACTAACTACTTAATATTACAACTCATGGTGAAGTCGGATTGCTTGTGAAAGTAGTCCGACTTATTTTGTTTATATCAAAATAAATACTACCTTTGCAGTGATTAAGTACCTACCGTCTCGGACTGTTGTACGGGATTCAGCATTAACTGTCTGACTAACTAGATTAGTTGCGTGTAGTGTGGAGAGCTAGGGAACTCGATTAGTCTTAGTACTTATAAGTACTATTTCATTTAGGCAGTGTCTCCGCCCTAGTGCAAAACCTCGGACGATAAATAGAAACAAAGCTACAAGGATTAGTAGAATGATTGTCAATAGCGATTGATTTAGCTTCACTACCCGAAAAAGAGCTGAATACTATTTACTCCGTCTATGACCTCACTATATCCAAAAAGTTCCCAAATGTTCTATCTGACGAAGAACATCTTCCTGAACACTATCCCCAGTGCCGTTAGTATTATTGTTTGGACTATTATTATTATTACTAGCTTTACTATATCTCGCTCGCCTATCGGCTCGCTTTCTTCCCCCATAAAGGAGTGGTTTACCTGTAATTCCACTCCTTTATGGGGGATTTAGCGAGCTTTGCGAGCGTAGGCAAGTCCAGCAACACAACTATCATTAATACGTTGATTTTATCCAAGTACAACATAAAAAAAAGAACTATCAACGGTATTACTACTATCAATAGTTCTAATCTATTATGAAGTTTCTATGGAAGATTTCGTTAAAAACAATATTATCATTATTACTATGAATAATAAATATCCCCATAACTTCTTTTCAGCTAATTCTTTTACAATACAATAGATTAACATTCCAAATGGTATTGATGCAAATATTAATCCTCCTATAATTATTCCAACAGTTTCTAGTGTCATATTATTCTTTCTTTAATATCTTTCTTTGCTCTTGCATATCCTTTGGTATAACCTTCAACAAAGCGATTAGTACATAATCTTCTAATATCTAAAGAACAAGGATTATAATTACACTTTCCACAATGTCTACTTAATCCGTCTGATTGATATGCTTTTGCTTTAACACTTACTTTTCTTACCATAATATAAAAAGAGTACTAGTATTTCTACCAGTACTCATAATGTATAACTAAAATGATTATTACTTATTCGTTCTTATACTTCTTCTCTACTTCTTGTAGTTTCAGATAGATATTATTACGAGCTTTAAGTTTTGGCAGACTAGCCACATATCGCATAGCTTTACGAATTTGACTATGCATGAACTTCTTCTCCGACTTCATCTTTTATTTCTTCTTTTGGTTCAACATAAGGATTCCAAGTATTCATAAACTGATTAAGTTCAACTACGACTTTTTCTGCATTATAAACATCATTATCAGCACTGGGAGTTATATCTTCAAGAATAACATGAAGAGTATTACTACCGTTCTTATCTTGCATACGAGACAAACTATTACATCTATATATCCTATATGGTATTTTAGGATTTACTACTTTAGATTTGTCTCCATAAGTTTCTATAGATAATACATTATTTAATTTAAGCATACTTTTAGTTTAAATAATTATTTAGAATTAATACCGTATTTAGCCCATTGAAGAACAAAACCAAGATGTGCCCAAAGGTCATTAACAACTTCTTCCATAGCATATTGTTTGCCAAGTTCTTTGCTGTAATTCTTTGGGTCAACACAAGAAGAATGACGAACTGTATCAAAGCCAGTAAGAGTATGAGCATTAACAACAGTAGTTTTTTCACCAACTGTCATTACTTCTACATCAGTAATAAAGTTTTCAACATCTTCTTTTAGAATCTTAGTACCATCGTTATTCTCTGAAAGAGGATAATAAGCAGCATCAGCTACATCTTTCGGTGACCAACTTTTATATCCGTCAGGATAAGTAACTTCATAACCTTTTTCTTCAAAAGAATGATTACCAATTCTATGACCTTTGTCATTAGCTTCTCTTGCAGTCATTGGTTGAAGTTCAACTATTTTAATTCCAATTGCTTTCATAATTTAATTGTTTATTGTTTAAAATTAATAATTAGTTTATTTTCCAGTACTACCAAATCCTTTTACACCTCTTTCAGTAGTTCCTAGTTCTTCGAGAGTTTCAACTTCATCCCAAGTAATCTTCTCACGACGACGAACAAGAAGTTGACCAACACGTTCCCCTTCTTTTGGAACAATAGGTTCTTCAAGGTCGTAAAGTCCTCTAAATACAAATAGTAATTCTCCTCTATAAAATTCATCGAGCGTCCCCGGACTATTTTGCATTACAAGATTTCCTTTAGTAAAACTACTGCGAGGTCTAAGTTCCATTTCGTAATTATCAGGAAGAGCAAAATGAAGACCTGTATGAACAACTATTCTATCATCTTGTTTAATCTCTATATTCTTAGCATAGACATCACAACAAGCATCTCCTTCTTTACCATAAGTAGGTAATGGAACAGATTTATCTTCACGCCAAACTTTAACAGAGACATTATCAATGTCTCGTTCTAGTTTATCGAAGAGTTCATCTTGAGTTAATAAACCACTGTTAAATTCAATAATAGCATTAGCTATTGCTTTACTTAATTTACTCATTATAATTATTGTTTTTAAATTTATGATAAGGACAATCAGTAGGACTACTAGGCTTGTAATAACTAATATATGACATTTCTTCGTTATCACAAACATATACTTTATTTCTATATAAAGTAATTTTCTTTCTACTAGATAAATAAGCACAGTTACCACAAGTTCTGACTTTATTCTTCTTTTCCATATAGATACTTTAATAAATGAACAAACCTGATTATAAATATTACAAATAGAACATGACCTAATATTGGAATAAAGAATAAAGCACAATTAAGAGTAACTGTACTTATTACTTCATCATCTAGTCTTTCCTTAGTAATCTTTAGTGCTATTGCAGTTATTACAAACTGAATAAAACATTCAATAACAGGGACATCTAATAAGATTGTTTTTAATATGGTTTCTAACTCCATTCTTTACCACAGTTAATACACTTAAAAGCAATTGGGTCATTTTCTTCTTCCCGTGGAACTTCTTCTAGTCTAGCACCACAATTAGGACAACGTGGAACAGTAAATAACCCAATTAGTTTCTTAATAAAATTCTTTATTCCCATACACCAGCCAATGCGTAATTAAGAGCTTTAAGACTAGTATTGTAGTCGCCTTCAAATACTGTATTCTTCAAGCGAAGTTCTTCTGTCTTATACTCTTTAACGTTAGAGAAATAACCTGTAACAGCGTTATAAGCACCATAAGCTGTACCAGCTATTAGTCTTTGACCAACACCTTCCTGATAATATTCAAAAGAATCACAGAGAGTATTTAGTTTTTGCATAGATATTCCGGCAGCTTCATAAGCAGAATTATCTCTACGGAACAAACCGTTATATAAAGATAATTCATCTACTCTCTCGAATTCTTCCCCCGTAAGGAAAGTTGCAGAGAGATATTTTTTTACTTCTTCGTCTGATACTTTAGTTTTATATAATACTCGATACATATCTTCTTCCTCTTCTATCTTACGTTCGGTAAGACCAAGTATTTCAGGAACAGTAAGTATCTTAGTATTAACACCTTTGTTATGTCTAAAAGATATATAACTTTCAGCTGATATTCTAGCTGCATGAAGTGCGTTCATACAAATAACTCTTATAGGAGTAATCATCATTTGTACAGCACTTCCACCGTCATGACTATTAGTAAAGACAAAATAATGTTGGATAGTATCATTTTTACCACCAATATTAATATCTTTATCAAATGTTGCTGACATAAATATCTTTTGTCCATAACCAAAATATCCTGCACGGTCAAGTTTTACCCTACCACCAAGAGCATCATCGAAGAAACCGAAAGCCATTTGATTCTGTACTACTTCATAACGAGACTTTACTTTCCCAAGAGGAATATTAGTATCAGTACGATAAGTTGCAAATTCACCAGGAACATCAACAAATTCAAATCCATTAACTACATTAGGAAATATAGAACCATCGCGACTAGCACCATTATCATGTGCTGGCATCTTAGCAGATAATTGACATTTAGCAACTGTATAATCGAGTTTAGCTTTTACAATAGCTTCTTCTGTTGTCTTACAATCGCTAACATCTATACCTATTTTACCTCTCCAAGCAATTCCTTTTGCTTTGAATTTACTTCTATAACTTGAATCTCTAAAGTTAAATTCCATAATTATATGTATTTACTGATTTCTATCATAGCTTGTTCACGAGTACATCCAAAGGCATTCATTATTCTTTGAATAAGTTCTTCTACCCAATCTTCTACTTCAAACATATTACTTAATTATTAATGATGTATTACTTTCTTGTTTAGCAATAGTAAGGTCAGCATCCATACTCAAATTAGCTGCGATAATAGACTTACTAGTACAAGACTTAAATTCTACCTTATGAGGATTTTGTCCAATCCATTGAGCAAGATTAAAGTTAGTAACATTTGCAAGTTCTGATAGACGAATATGAATTGATATTTCAGTATCAATAGAGAACACATCGTCAACAGTAACATCTACAAATGAAGATTGTTCAGATTCCTGCTCCTCTATGGGGGAACTTTCAGCTTTCATGTGAGCACTGATAATACGAGATAGATACTCAATACTAAGACTTTCTTTAATTTCAGTACTCGCAAGATATTCAGTAACTATATCCATAAAGTGTCTGATAATATCAGCAATACGAACATCGTCTAACTTAGTAACAGTAGTATTACGAGAATAGACCTTATAAGTACTACCTTCAATTACTTTGTTACCGGACTTACCAGTAGAACCAAACATTATAACTGCTTCAAGAACCGCATCTTTAAGACGTTTAAGAGTATTATCTCTTGTTTTCTTAATTTGGTTAACACGAGCAACTTCGTCACTACATTCTTTAACGTCACATTGATAACGTTTAATTACTTGAAGATAATCAGCAATCTTATCTTTAAGATTATCTTCGGTAATACCTAGTTTAGCAACAATTTCTTCTGTTGCTTCACCTTCTTCAAGTTGCAAGATAATATCCTGCAACTCTGCTTTAATACTAAATAGACTACTTCCCATTATGTCTTGATTTAAAATAAGGTTTATCTTTAGTAGAATAACACATATAACTAACAGGACAATCCATAGTTCCCCGTCTTTCACAATTATGGCATCTAGGAGAATTATCCTTTTTAGTTGGTTTTAATAGTCTATTCACTAACTTCTTTAGAACTTTCATTTTTAAATGTATTTATCGGATATTTACTTTTAGTTTCAAGAACAGTTCCGTCAACGATAGTATCTCCTCTTTTAATAGCTCTAATACGAACTTTCCTATGATATACAGCTTCTTTAAGATTACTTCCAAATTGATTAATTAATCTTTTGTTTTTATAAATAGCTACATAGAGACCTAGTTGATATTGTTGAGTAACTATTTCGATTTTACCAAGTTCTTTATCATTTATTATTGTTATCATATTCTTCCTTGATTAATTTATTATGTTCAGAGATAGCTTTCATAATAAGCTCACGAGAATCCCAAAGACTTTCAGCACCAACGCTTAGATAATAATGTTCAAGTACTTGTTCATTAGACATATTTTGAAAGTCTTCGATACGAGGAACAGCTCTAATAACTTCATCAAACTTATTAGTAATATCGGTTAATAAGCTATAAAGTTTAGAACGAATAACCATGTTATCAGTATTGTTCTGTTTTATCCTAGCAATAAGCATAGGAATTATTTCACCGTTTTGCATTTCTATGAGTTTTCTTATTCTTATTACGTTTACGTCTCTTAGCAATAGCTTTAGAATTAGAACCTTCTTTAGTAGAACTTCCTTTGTAACTATTATTAGAAGGAAATACTAATTCAAGAGGACTATCATCAAGAAATATACTATAAGGATTATCAAATTTCATCTTCTTTATCTCCTAATGATTTAATATATTCTATGGCTTCTTCACGAGAATAACATAGTTTATCTAACTTAATACTGCGTTCCCACCCATTACCTTTATTAGTAATAACAGTCACACCATACGTACCTTTAAAACTAATACTATTAACTTCTCTATTATATAGCCCGTGTTGATTATCTTTTTCAGAACAACTTAGCTCTATAATATGATTACCAACAGTATGATAACTATCAATAATAGGAGTAAAGAAATTAGTTCCTTTAATGACACTTTGAAAGATTTTAGCTCTATTCATACTATTTGCTTAATAATTCGTCAAGATAAGAATCTAAGTTCTCAATAATCATATCCAGACAATCTAATTGTTTCTTAAATAGCATCAGCTTAAAGTTACCAATATAATTATCTGTTCTACGAGTATAAGAAAGCTTACAATCTTCGTAATTGCTGTTAGCCTCTATACGAGTACTTTTTAACTGATTAATAAGATTAGTAAGAATGAATACTTGTTTCTTCTTATCTTTCTTACTTATTTCGGCTATAATATCTAAAACACTTTTTATTTCATTTTCCATACTTACTTCCAGTTTGATTTCTACACCATTCAATATTAGTATAATGATTATTAGCACTGTTACCGTCTTTATACCTAACATATTTATATGCATTAGGTTTAGGATTAGTAACAAATGCTTTAGCAACGAGAGTAGCTATAAATAGCTTAGCACTATTACCATTGTGAAACAATGTGACATGAGGTCTTTCACAACCTTTTCCACGATACCATTTAAGATAACGTTTACGATTATCAGACCAAACTCTTCCGTCTTCTCCTATACAATAATTAGGAAAATTAGGAATAGTAACGAATCTGACTGTGTTTTTAACTTCTTCCATACTTTTTATTTAAATAACGTGCACGACGTTTAGCTTCTTCGTAGGAATAAACTTTCCTATGCTTAATAATATGATTAAACAAATCAAGAGGGGCATAAACACCAGCAGTCCTTTCAATCTTACCGTTAAGATAATTGTCGATTTTCTTAGATAGTTCTTCACGAGTTATTACGATATATAAGAACTTGATAACATTACGATATGCAATATTATCGTCAGGTTGTTTAACAACTATGTATTTAGCTTTTATTTGCTTCTTCTCCATTACTTCATTTACAAATATAATCAATCCTAGTATTAGACCAAAGAAAATCTTACTGTTTTTCAGCATACGCAGAGAGCGATTCTAAGGCTCACTGTTAAACGCAATGCAAAAATAATATAGTTGTTCAGGTAAGTATAGTAAATCGTACAGAGACGAAATATCGGGTATTCTCGTTGATTTCCCCCATAAAGAAGTGTCGTTACTGTATACTTCCGACAGTCCTCTTTGAGTATAAGCTAACGATTTATCTCACAATCAGAGTATATAATAGAAACACTAACTTTACAAGGGAATAACAAAAAGCCCTACTGCCAATCTCTCGACTAACAATAGGGCAAGGTATCAAACCATGACTTACTTTAACAACTTATATACTATAAGGGTATCATCCTCTTCTTCTTTTTCTAACTTAACGTTAGTATCAGATGTAACACGAAGGCTTCGTATTATATCAGAAGCATTAACAGAATAATAACCATAATCTGAAACAGATACATTTCGGCATTGACCTTGAACATCTTCTGTAAGAAAACCTAGATATATTGATTCTTGTCCTTCCACTGGGTCGAACTTAACCATTAATAACATCTTTAGTTTATCTTTCAGATGTATATCTTTTATTATCAGTTTCTTCTTCTTATAGTCTATATAAGATTTATTATAATTAACTTTCTTCTTCGATATTATTTGGTAATCCAGTAGGCTCATTATTAAGTATTTTAATTAAATTCCCATGACTCGGGACATTCTTCACTCCTGACCTACATCTATATTCGACAAACGCTGTCTTACCAATAAGTTTATCTTTATTAAGAAGATAACTTTCACGAGTAGAAGCATCACCAACTGGCATACATTCAAATGTTTCACCATTAATATCATTACGAAGAACAAACTTACTAAAGTTAGGTCGTTTAGCTCCTTCAGGAATAATATCTAGGATTTCGAATTTACCGTCTAATATTGGTTTACTTTTATACATAGTAGAATTACGTTTACCAAACTGATATGTAGCATAAGGATTTCGAAGAATAGCTCCCTCGAACTTAGCTTCAACAAAGATGTCTCGATATTTAATAATATCTTCATCTCCATTTACATTATCATAAGTATGAATAAGAACGAAACGATTCTTATTATTCATGTGATAATCAAGAATAGCTTTAGCATTAACGTAATTAGGCATCTTAAACTTACCAAACTCTGACTTCAATAATGATATACGACTAGTTTGAATCATATCATCAATAGCTAAGTCGTAACACCAAAATTGAAGAAAGCGATTATATGGACTTTTAAGATTCTCGGCAGCACTTAGAATATCATTTAGTTCAAGACCGGGAATATATAACTCTCCATCTAATACTAAATTATCTTCTAACATACGATTGAACTGTCTGTCTGTAAGTACTTCATTCAGTATTACATTCTCTAATACTGGACACTTATATTCAAGTCCTTTACGACTACGAAATACAAGTCCTTTAGTTTTAAAGAATCCTTCACCACGCATAATAGCAGATATATTACAACGAACGCCATTAATCTTCATTTGAGCTAATAGTCCCTGTTCGTTATTATATTCATATATCTTAGCTAACATAGGAAGAACAAAACCTTCATTATTAGTATTGTACTTAGGAAGATAACAATCAAGATAATTAAATAAATCATCTTCATTTGTTATTTCAGCAGGAGTATTATCATATAATTCTCCTAATTCAGTACCACCTTCTCTACGTTTAGCAGCAACAATAGTTTTCCATTCTTTCTCAACACCTCTAGGTGGAACATATTCAGATGTAGTTCCTTCTTTACCAACAATACCATACTTTAGTATAATCTTGTGTCCTAGTATTTCAGCTGACCAAAAGATAGGTTTACCTTGTGCATTACGCTTATAAAGAGTAATACTTTTCGATTCACTCATACTTCTTCAATTTTATATTTATTAGGTTGTTCACGCATAAGACCAATAGCAACTTCTCTATCTATTATCATAGACTTATTAGTATCTATAACAATAATCCTAACTTTAGGATTAGGAGAGGAAGATGTAACAGATTTCCGCTCCTTTATGGGGGAAGGTTTGGTAATCCGTTTACTAGTCTTATTAGTTCCCCTTTTCTTTTCGTAAACAATAGGAGGATTAACTTCTTCATATTTAAGATTAGATTCATGAATCTTTTCAAGAGATTCTTTATCATATCCTATATATAAAAGAGCTGCCATTATCCATTTATATCTAAAATGAATAGTTTGAATATAAGGATAATTAGGTAAATCTAACTCATGCAGATAACTAGCAATAGTATCGGAAGTACCGTCGACTTTAAGATTATATTGAATCATCCTAATGTCTGATTCATCTAATTCGTAACTAAACGGATTTGTGTCTAATTTCATTTGCTGTAAGTCTTACAATTATATACTTTTTAGGTTTACCTATTCTCGCATGATAGAACTTGAAACACTTTAGATAATCAGTACTTTCAGTCCACTGTATAAAGTTTCCTTTAGATACAGATGTATTAGTTTCATAATTAAACTCTCTTGGAATCTTATGACTACTATACATATCTTTATCTAAGTAATTCTTAATGATAGCTAAGTGTTCAGGATTATCAAACTCAAAGTTACCATAAATCTTTATCTTAGAAAAGTCAATTGGTGTACCGTCAGAAAGAGAGATACGAATTAAAGTATTAGGATTATCAATCATTTGTTGTCTGACATCATCAAGATACTTCTCTTCTTCATCTGTTAAAGGATACATAAAATAATAGCTATAAACATTTCCGCTATTACCGAAACTGTTTATAGCTATTCTCTTTAATGGAGCAAATGAATTAAAATCAATTACTCTACGTTCTTCTTGTGCCTTTGGAAATGACACATCTTCTTCTTCTCTACTCATATTCAAATAATGATTCAGTTTGTTCTATAAACGAATTAATAGTTTCTCTTGAATACATACTAACTAACTCTGAGAAATCTTTAGCACCATAACTTCTTGGAATAACAATAGGTATAATACCATATTCTTTTCGTAACCTACGAGCACCACGTACTCCTGTTAAATCACAATCAAAAAAAGAAATAAGTATTCCATTGTCGTTTAGCTTAGATTGAAGCCAGTTATATTCGTAATCTTTGAGAACATAACTCTCCGAAGTAACATTAATTACTCCTATTTGAGACTCTGACAAATTCCCCCGTAAAGGATAGGAATGTAACCAGTAACTTAATGCTAGATTGTCCTTATATGATTTAGTAATAATAATTATATCATACTTAGGTTTATCAAGATTAAGTATTCCAACAAGACCATTATGATTAGTTATAAACTTGATTTCTCCCTTACTTCTATCTCGAAGAGGAAAATAACATTCGATATTATAAATACCGTTACTATCAAGTCCAGTAACATAAGCATAACAAGGGTCTGATTCCTTATATGTATATTTAGGACTAGGTTGACAATACCTATTAATATACATTTGGTCAACAGGATAGACAAAATGAGTATTAAGCCAATGTAGACTAACTCCCCATTGTCCCCAAATATTCTTATCGTTATTAGTCCAAGTTCTAGTAGCTATTTCAATAATTGGTTTACTAGCTTTGATTTTAGATATTACTTGTTTAAGTAAGATTTCATTTTCTTCATCTACTTCTCCATCATATATTATCTTACGGAAAGTATAAGCTATATGCTTTAATATATAATAGAAATCTGCCTTATTAGCAACATTTATATGACGACCAGTTTTAAAACTTAGTACATAAGCTACTAGGTCGAAACAATCACCAAAGAAAGAACCATTAAAATCACGAGCTTTTAGCTTATGTTTATTATTGAAAGCAAAACCAAATGTTGGATGATTATCAACACGTAAAGGAGAGCAAATAAGTTCATTATTTTCTACACAATTATTAACTACGGATATAGGTATACCCATATATTTAGCCATAATCATTTCTTGACTAACTTTAGATAATATAAACTCTTTTGTTAAGTCTTGTCTTATTCCTCTACGCATAGTATAACTAGATAAAATAAGCCTAGCTTTTACACTAGGCTTATAACATTATTAACGAAATATATTTGGATTACTTAGAATGGAAGTCCACCATTATCTTCTGTTTCAGGAGCAAAAGCAGAACTTTCAGTAGAAACAAATCCACCTGCTACACCACCTGCAAAACCACCCATAGGCATACTCGGATTAACAATTCCTGCACCCATAGGAATACCACCAATACCGGCAGCAGTTCCAAGATTAGGAGCTTTTCTTTGTTTAGATTGTACACCTTCCATTGGAGCAATACGTTCTTTAGTAATGTCAAACATAAGACTTGGTTCTTTGAAATGATTGGCATCAATCATGAACTGTTCTTCAAAGATTCCTTGACCTACAATATTTGGGAATACCAAATCGCCTTCTTCTGAACCTTGACCGGAGAAAGCCCAATCACCTTTGTTCTTATAATAACGATTAAGTCTGAACCAGAATTGTCTAGGTTTACCTGTCTTATCGAGTAATGCAGATTTACCATTTTCTCCACCTGTTTCAACAAGTTTAACTACATTGTCAAACAGAACTCCCCAAGCCTTGATAACATCTTCTACTTCAACTGGTTCATACTGACCATTATCGTCATAATCAACATAACCAAGTTCGAGCATTTCAGATTCTTCATCAGTCATTTCACGACCTTTGAATACAACCACATCAAGGAAGTGTTTTATCCAAGCAAAGTCCATATTAATAAACTTCTCTTTAGCACCGCCAGGAATATAGTCAACATTACTTTCATAGGGCCAAAATGTCTTACTAGCAACACGAACATCAGCAGGATTAGTATGAAGAGAAGTAGCTTCAATAACAAGCTGTGGAATAGCTTTTCCTGCAAATGCTGGACGCATATTGTTATCTTCCTTCATAGTTACCCAAGCAACACGAGCATGAAGATGTCCAACAAATAACCAAAGATTATTAATAGCATCTTTATGAGAGAATTTCTTACGAGCAGTAGTTCTTGTCTCATTACTAATACCTCTGCGACGCTTTTTAGTTGCAGTAGTTGCAGCATTATTAGCTGATTGATTAACTACTGGTTCTTCTACTTTAGCACTTTCTTCTTTTTGAGTACTCATAAAATTTGTTTTTATAAAGATTAATACTAACAACAACAAGTTGTACAGGCTTGTTGTTTATTGCAAAGTTTCCAAATATAATAATTTTTTAAATCATAGCCAAATAAAAAAGAGCTAAATTCAATTAAGAATTTAGCTCTTTATAATCTAGCTTTTATCTAACCGGAAGAAGTTCTTATTTAGAAGATTGACGAGTAATCGGTTCTTCATCGGCTTTGAAAGAAATCTTATAAGCGTTAACTTCAACAGTTTCTTTTTCATCACCAATAACTTTACCAGTTTCAACAGCAACTACGAACGGTTCGTTCAAGTTAACTTCAAATACACGGTTAAACTTCTCTGCTTCGTCACCGAGATTTTCTTTCAATTCCGACCACATTGAAGAATCGGAGAAAGTCAATGGCAAACCAAGACCAGTAAGATTGGAAGAAGTAGAAGTACGAGCACCAGAGTAAGCACGAGTAGTAGGATTGTAGTCATCAATAGTAACTTCTTCTACTGACTTACCAACTTCTTCTGCGATTCTTTCTTTGTTAAGTTCAAATGCAGCCGCTTTCTGTTCAGCAGTCATACGAACACCTGCAAGTTTGATTTCTCCGTTCTTCTCGAACAAAGGTACACCTTTACAGATACCATATTCACCGAAGTTCTGAATAAGAGCAGCACGAGCAGCTTCTGTACCAAACTCAACATTGTTCTCTTCGCACCATGCCATTACTTCGGCATCACGTTCAGCAATAGCTGCATCAATATCAGCAATATTACTAACAAACTGTACGTTATCACCGGGAACAAGACCCATGATACGAGTTACTGCACCTGCCAAGCTAAACTTAGCTTTAGTACTGTTAGCAGTCAATGTAGGTTCGTTACTAGCTTGCATTACTCTCTTACCGCTTTGTACGGCTGACATTCCAAATTGAAGTCCCATAGTTGTAAAAATTTAAATGATTAATAATTATTAATACTAGGCTTAAAGCCTATTGTTATCTTAGTTTTTGTCTTATTTCGTATCTATTGATTAGTAATAGTTAGACTTCTATCACTATCAAATCTCTACAATATCAGCATCACTGATATTCATATTGTTTACTATCTTAGCTTCTGTTGTTTCCATACAACCAAGTATAACATCAGCAGCTATATCACGAGCAGCTAGTGTAAACGCTCTATGTCCAATAAGAGTTCTCATATATTTAGTATATGTATCTTTACTAGCAAGTCCAGCAGTTACAGCGTCACTATAACTAAAATGTCCTATACTAGTAATAACTCTGTTATCTACTACACGAGTAAGTTTATATTCAGTAATATAATCACAAGGAACATTAGGTATTCGGAAGATTGGAACTAATCCTTTAGCTGCAAAATCTTTAGCTTGTTGTTGATTAGCTGCAACTCCGAACTTATTATTTAACTGATATTCCTTATATATAGTACCATTATAATCTTGATAATTTCTAACTGGATAAATACCAATTTCATCATTATCAGAACTAGCATTAAATTCATCAGCTTCTTTCTTGCTTTTGAATCTCCTACAATACTCTGGTATCTTACTATCAATATAAACATTATTACCGTCTGTATATTCATACAGAGCTATATAATCTTTAGTGCATTCCCATGTTATAGCTGCCTTCAATAATAACGCTTTAATTAAGTGAACGTCTAATGTAGTTTTACCATTAATAACTCCTAGGTGTTCAATACAACTAGTAAATGGTAAACCTAGTTCTTTAGCACGACTATATATTGCAAGACCATCTTGAATAGTCTTAATACCGCACTTATCACTAGACATTACTGATTTCAGATACAACTCTAACTTACTCCTATCATCGGGATTGTAAATGTCTAGGGTATTCAGAGCAGAAGCCATAATCATACTATTATTAGGTTTTGCTTTTGGTTCTGTCTTAGCTAGAGTTTTTTCATTCTCTGTCTTTACTTCTTCCATTATTTCAAAGGTCGCTTATTGATTACTCTACAAAGATACTAATTTCTTTTATAACTCCAAAGATTAGCATCTATTATTCTCCTATTATGAAATCATTTTCACTATCTTTAACTATTTCATAGTCCCTGCCTCCTTTCGTTTCTGCTAGCTTCTTTTCTTCGTTCGTACCTTTACAGTATATCTTATATATTATATTAGGTACAGAACTAAAAGATAGATTAGGTATTCGATATTTTAAGTCTCGTATTGAGCTGCAAAGAGGTGAAGTGAAAATCACTATATCTACAACTCCTATAAAGCTCGTATCAATAGAATTATTTGCCGACAGTACTTTCATATAGTCGTCATTAAATAGCTCCAAATTTCGCGTTCTCTGCGCTCTTGCCTGCATGATTACTGGTTGTCCGATTTTAGCTCCTGTTTTATATACTTTCGGTTTACCTCTCTTATCATAAGCCTGTATTCCTTCCATATCGTTATGATAGTTTCCGCAATAGTCATATTGTAGAATACTCATTCCAGTTTGGAATATTTCACCATTAGTCATAATAGATTTACCTTCGTATTTTATATTAGCATTTAGGTACTCTGTTATCTTACCAGCAAACACTCCATTCTTTGAAATAATAAGTATTCTTTTGCCTATATTTTCCTTAACTATATCAAGTATTACATCTAGCTTAACAATATTATCAGTAACTACCTTAGTACGTTCTCTAATAATATTATAAGTTTGAGTAACTCTCTCAACTAAAGCACTAGGATTATATAATTCATCAATCTTACGACACATTGCATCGGTCATATCCATTTTAGCAGACCAACCATTACTCTCCGCTACTTGTAATCTACAAGTTTCAGCAGCAATATTAAGTCTAGTATTACCAACACGACATTCTTCTAACTTTTCAAAAGTACCAAATATAGTAATACTTTCATTAATATATTGGCTGCATTTATCATAATAGATTCTATCAGCATCAGTTAGAATAACACCCTTTTGGTACTCCTTTATGGGGGAATGAATAGAACGATTAATTAAGTGGGCATAATTAATTTCATATACTTTAGGAGCATACTTATACATAAGTACAGCATTGTCAGCAACACTATCAATAGCATTAGTAGCAAGTAGTTTAAACTTAAAATAGTTACCACTATATTTCTCTGCAATCTTTCTGAACTTCTTTACATTAATAGTAATAAGTACATCTTTATGACTACTAGGACTAGGTTTATACGGAGAACGCTCAACATAATCACGAGTGAGTATAAGACATCGCTTATCAGTTATTAATTGTTTATGAATCTCTTTAAATTCAGAAGTATTGTCAAGATAATAAGTAATGTTAGCTCTATCTTCCATAGTCTCTGTTATTATAAGAGACGTTAGTTCAGGAGTTTTAGCTACCATTTTATCTAGCACCATAGTAACGAAGTTCATTACACTTAATGGTTCTGATAGAATAACACTACCCACACCTTTGTTAGCAGACCATTTATTAGCAGCTTCATTATAAATATCGGTTACATCATTCATAATATAAGTTGTTCTTTATAATTCTCAGGATAAACAAGAGCATAACTACGATTGAGAGGACTACGTAGAAGAATAATATCTGTATATTCAATAGTATTCCAACCAATATCTTCAACAAAAGATAAGATTAAACATTCTAATAGTATATTATAACCTACTACCATTCCTTTAAAACTATCATAGTTAACTTCTTTCCCTAAATTACTTATACATACTTTTCTTATATCCATTTTATCAATCAAATAAAGTATTTCTCATTCCATAGTATTTCTTAACTAAACGTTTACCTTTACCTTTATTATTACGACTTTGCTCTATTGGTTCTATAATAGCCATAGCTTCATTATAATAATATAGATAGTTAACATTTAGTTCAGATATATCAGTATCATCAACAGTATTACATATAGAAACACGTTGACCTGCACATAAAGAACTCTTTTTAACTTGTTCTTCACCATTATCGTTCCAGCCCATACTCTCAACCTTCATGAGGGTTCCCCCCGTAGAGGATATGTAAAACCTTGTATTCCTCTGTACCACATCTGTTCTTATCTTTCCGTCTACAACGTGAGTAAACTCTAGTCTATACTTATGATTAACATTTTGAGTACGACAGAAATCAAGAATAGATTTAGCATTTCTAAGAGTTTCCATAACAGGAGTACCGTTAATAAAGTATTCAGTAACACATTTAGCTACAATAGGAGAATTATATCCTTTAGATAAATCCTCTAAGAACATCTTAGGATTCATTCTACCTTTGAATTTTCTACCATTATTAGGTTTTACAGTAAGATAACTATTTACTCCTTCTGTAACATACTTAGTATATGGAGTAAATTCACCTGTCAATCCAACTACTTTCTCCCATTCGTGACAAATATTACAATATAATTCAAACTTATTTTTTGGTATTATAGAAACAATACCGTCAGTATTAGCACTTATTATATGAATGCCTGCAAGTTCAAGTTTTTCTATCAACATTAATAGAAACAATTGACCATTAATAGTTACTTGATACATTGCTTTTTTATCACATAAGAACGATTGCTCACTTCCCATTTTACCAAATATACCAGCATTTGCTACAATCTTTAGACAGGCAGCAGCAGTAGCATGTTTATCTCTCTCTATAACATCGAGAGATTTATCTTTAGCTAAATGTTTATGTTCTAGTCGTTCATCGACAATAGTATCAGCTATACGAAACCATGCTTTAGGAAGTAGATGTTTCTGACATACTTTAAGACTTCTAATAATATTAGGATACATTGAATTAATATCAAAGTCACAAATATATATATCAGAAGTACTAACTCCAACAGCACCATTACTATCATAAGGATTGCCAACAGTAATATCAATAGCACCTGAATAATCAGCAGAACTATGGTAAATGTTCGGAATCTCGTTTGAATGTAAACCACCTGTTGCGATAGTGTATGACGTGCCCATAAAGGTAAATTCTCGGTCAAATTCGCCCTTTTCTCCACGTAAGGTAAGGGAACGTATGTCTGACAAAATATCGTTCAATTCAGGCGTTGAAAATGCGATTTTGTCTGACAAAATTTCGGAAACTACGATTTTCCTACGTATTGTCTTAGTATCAATGAAGGCTTTAGGATGTAGACCAGTAAACTTACTATATAGTTTAACAATAACTTTATCAGCTATTGTGCTTCTACTTGCAGAGAATACATCTACCTTATATTCTTCACTAATACGATACCTTAAAAGAACTTCTTCCTGATTCATTCTGATTAGCTCGGCAACAATATATACATCATTGTCATTATAATCAGCCATTTCATTAAGATATTCTTTAGGAATAAATCGCTCAAAAACATTACGATAATGAATATTAAGTTCTCTATCAGTCATTCCCTTTGCTTCGGGTAATCTCTCGTGATAATAATGTCTATCTAAATCACCAATAGGTGGCATAGTATACTCTTTTAGATTATACCATTTAATATTAATAGAAGTCTGTTTAAGACTTTTATGATAATGGTCTAACCTAAATATTTGGAACAAATCTAAATCCCTAAATGCAACGTTATTACGAAGTATAAGAGAAGTAAAATTATCAGTCCAAAGAGTATCATTATTAGAACTACGAATAACTCTCTGTGATGTTTCATATAAGAATGTGATTAACTTACTAGGCTTATCAAATTGATTATAATACATGAGCAATGCACTCAACATTAAGCGGTCGTACTTTTTGTTATTGTAGCCAAAATAATCTGCTTTCTGTTGTAACCAATATAATAAACTGAATAAATCAGTATCATCATCTTCATATAAAACAAAACGTTTCTTAGGTATTGTTTCTAAACGTTGTTTTATCTCTGCAACAGTAAGTTTATCAATAAGAGGAATAGCTTTTCCTTCATTATCAACACAATCACTAAATACTTTGAGATAACTACGTAAATCAACAAATACTACCGAGAAGTAATTTCTAGTTACTTCGACATCGTAACACATAGAGTTCATACTTATACTTTATTTATTGTCCATAACACAAATATAAACGATTTTTACATCTACTACAAGCTGTATATAATCTACGAAGAGTATTATCTATATCTCCCCATGGATTACCAGTTCTAGTATCAAATACAATATCATTTATATCTATATACACATCAGCATAAGTACTACCTTGTGCTTTATGGCTAGTAAGAGCAAAACCATAATCTAAATCACGACTGAACTTTATCTTATTAGTAGCTTTATCTAATAGATTAACTAATAATAAGTTTCTTTCCCTAAATTCATAGTATTCTTTCCAACGTTTAGTTCTATTATATTTATCAGCATTAATAGCATTATAAATATAAGATTCACCTAACTTATAATAAAGCATAGCATTATTAAAATCAGAATGGTCTACTACAAATAAAGGTTTAGTTCTATTACCGCCATTAACTTGTATAAAAGTTACATTAAATCCATGAATATTATCTCTATTAGTAAAGTTCTTAATATCATGTATTATATAATCTTCAGAGTTAACAATAATAGTATCTTTAAAATCATCAACAAAAGTATTATAAGCCATTACTAAATCATTCTTGGTTAGAATTGCTTTAGCACTATCTTCGATAATACTCTTACGAATGAATTTGTTCCAGTCAGATACAGATTTATTAGTATAAGTAACAAGACGACAAGTATCAACATCTCTTGTAAATTCTTCATTATAGAATCCGTCTATTACAAGAGATTGAAACTCAAACGAACCACAAGTATAATAACCCTTAGTTTGAGTAGAATCAAAAGCATACCGATTTCTATTGATAAACTCTAGGAACTTCCAAGTTCTATTATCAATATCTTTTCTTAATATTCTTAATAATTCACTAACAGGATTACTTTCTTCTTGTCTTACAATCTGTCTAAGAGTATAAAACTTAATGTTATCGAAACAACGCGAACGAGTTTCTTTAACAGGCGGTAACTGATAGTTATCACCCATATAAATAAGCATACAGCCAAACTGTTCACACTCTCTTTCTATAAGAGTTTTAAGATTAATACCAATCATAGATGCTTCATCAACAATATATAGCTTATATTGTTTAATCTTCTTTTCAGCCAATGGGTCAAAAGGAGGATTATTAACATCAAAATCAGTAACATCAGTATTAAGTCTTAGACCTAAATCACTAGCCACAGTAGATGTAGCATATCCAGTAGATACACGAAGTACACGAGCAGCTTTATGAGTAGGAGCTGCAAGTCCAATAACAGATTTAGCTAAACCACATCTCTTTATTACTTCACGTATCATATAAGTTTTACCTGTACCAGCAGCACCAATAAGTGCACGTCTATAATCACCTTCAACATAACCTTTTTCTATAAAGGCTACAAGATTCTCATAAGCAATCTTTTGGTCACGAGTAAAACTATTCAAGACACTATCATCTTTCTTAGCATCATCAAACTTTTCAAAATTCATTGCATTTCAATAAAAATTTATCAATATTATCACGACATTTAAGAATATAACCTTTAACTGGTAATCCTATCTTAAATGGAATATAACAACTAGGCATAGTACAATAAGCATCAGTACATCTAACAATCTTAGTAGGTCTACCATGACTATCTAACGCACGAGTATATATTGTCTTAAAGCCTTTACATGAGTATGAACGTTCAGATAATGTAATAAGTTCATTAGTACCTTTAGGATTGAACTTATATTCATTGTTATGTAGAACAATAGTACCTACAACAATTTGCATTATTACTTTCTCACGAGGAATCTTCTTTTCCTCATTTACAGCAGATAGTTTAAAACTTAGTCCCATATTACTAAGATTTAACAATTTGATTAGGAAGATATTGTATACAACACTCTCCTTTACGGGGGAATATCTTATACTTATCAGTATTCATAATCCTAGGTAACGGAATAATTTCACAACATCTATCATCATGAACATCTATAATAATGCAATGATAAGCATTAACATCTGCATCATGAGATATAACAGCTTTAAGTCCTTCAAAATATACATCAAAAGTACTATCAGGATTAACACATTGTTTTAAATCTACAACCATATTAATTAGCTTTAGTTTTATATATTTCGTATAACTTACTAAATTCATCAGAAGGCATACATACAATAGGAACATTAGTATGCATTTGGTCTTTAGGAACAATACAATTTCTAGCAGTAACAATTCTATCATCTTCAACAAACATTGTTTCAAGAACTAAACAATTACCACCATCTAGTATTTCCTTACATTTTGGACAAATATAAATATTATCTGTACCAAATACAAGAAGCTCATCGCCACAAACTAGACATTTGCCAGTCGTGACAATGAGCTTACCATTATCTTGTTTAAACTCGTTGAGCTTGGGCATAACTAGGAATACGTCTCCTTTCTTCCATTCTAATAAGTTTAACACTAGTACTTTCAAGTACATTAAGAGTAAAAGCTACTAATTTGTAACTTCTCTCATGCTTTCCGAATTTAATTTTCTTCTTAATCATTACGTTTAGTATTAATTGTTATTTAATAGGAGCATCTGACCGCTCCGCTTCGCTCCGCTTATTCCCCCGTAGAGGAGTTGTGAGTTGTTTAACCTTTTGCTTAATTTCATCTATAATAGCTTTATTCTTATCAATACTATCGTTACTATAAAGATTATAACTATATACTCTAGTAATGTTTCTATTACTATTAAGAACAAATAGATACATACTAATATAAGAAGTATTGTTAAGATTACAATTAGTATAAAGGTCACAAGAAAGTTCAGTATTATACAACAAACTAAGTTGTATCTTCTGTAACTCTTTAAACAATTTAGTAAATTCTTTCTTATCCATGTCGGTATATTAGTTTTTAGTTAATAATCAATTAAAAAGGAGAGGACGCTTCCTCTCCTACCATTAAACTATTGACACCTAATTCTATCTCACGACAGTAATTTAATTAGGGGTAAAAATTAAAAGACAAATAAAGTTTTTCTGTCTCACGACAGTAAATGCAACTTGTATGTTAAACACAATACTATGTATTTATAGCTTACATTTTACGAAGAGGATTTCCCTTACTTCAACCATTTGGTTAATGTTTCAACTTAGATTAGTCATCATCAGAGCTATCATAAGAAATAGCACGATTCTCACGAACAGTACTATTAGAATTCTATAAAACCTATATCTACTATCTTCACAAACAACAGATATAAAACTACAATACGACAAAATTTAATTTTAGTTTAACTAAAACAGACAAACAAAATTGGCAAATTACTTATTATATATCTTTGTATAATCTACACAATAAAAATCAGGACAATCCTTAAGAAATGATTCACATATTCTACGAGCTTCACCTTTACTATTACCAGAGTAAAGAGTTTTAGCATTACCATTAAAAGACTTTCTTAGCTTATCATTCTTGTCTAGGAATACAAGATGATTTTCAGAACAATAGAATACAGAATAAATCGGAGCTTTACTAGCTTCATATTTAGCAAGAAGTTTATCATAAGATTCTTTAGCACTATCTCTCATATCACTAATATATTTGATATAAGGAAGTATAATGCTATCCCATTTTTCAACAGCTTTAATCTTATCTTCAATAGAATACTCACCGTCAAGAATATCTTCAAGAAGATTATTCAATCCTTTAACATTAAGATTTTCTAAATCTTCAAGAATAGCTTTATTAAATTCTCCTTTAATAAAAGCCTTACGATAATCTTCTTTAATAGAATCAATAAGATTAACATCAGAACCACTAGCTAAAGCACAAGCTAAAATAGCAGATATAATCTCTTTCATTATAATAAATTTTTAAATTAGACAATAAAAAACTCTACTAATATTACTCTAGTCTCACGACCTGAATAATCTTAATAGAGTGAACCGACATTTATTTAACCCTTTTGTCAGATATTAATTAAATAGAGTACGTATCGGCATTATACTAAACGTAAAATAATAACTGCAACAGCTCCTAAAGCAATAAGAGAAGCAATAACAAAACCAACAGTATTATACTGTCTCTTAGCTTTAAGCTCTTCATAATCTTTGTTAGCTTTATCTAACTTAGATTCGAGAAATTTAATGCCGTCTTTAAGAGCTTTATTATTAGCTTCCAATTGATTATTAGCAGCACTTAATTTAGAAGACATACTACGAAGAGCTTTATCTTCATTACAAATATTCTCATACATAACCTTATAATGATTAAGACCAGCATCAGACTTTTCATTAGATTTACGTAGACGGATAACTTCTGTCTTTAACTCATTGACAGTAGGACGTTTCTTACTAAGAACATCAACTTCTTTCTTTTCATTCATAACTATTAGTATTTAATTAATTAATCTTCAATATGAGTTATATCTAAATCGAGGTCTACATTATCCTCACTTAGAGTATTGCCAGTATTCCAATTATTAGCCATTTCACAGTCGAGATAGTCTATATCGGCTACTAAACCACAAATAGGAAATTCTACACCTTCATCATACATAATCTTAAACTTTATAATACGAATGCAAGTGTAGTAATAAATAATGGAAATACCAAACAATAATGATAATATTTAATAAACATTACTATGAGCTATTTCATATTTGAATTTCTCCACTATATCATAAACAGATATATTAGAACAATTCAATAGAGTATTAATAGTATTAGCAGTATGTTGGTCTTTACAAGTGATATTAAAATTATCATAATTGAACTTACGAACAACATTAGGACTAGCTTTATGAATATAATAAATATCCATAGCAGAGACATTGAAGTCTACAATATCATTTTCGTATTTATCTAATACGTCTTTAAGAGATATATAATATCTACAATCACCAATAGCTCTAGCAGCACTAGCAGTATCTTTAAATCGAATAAAGAAACCAGAATCAATAGAATTACGAATAGTTAGCCATTCAAAATCTAGCTCGTATTTTTTATATGGTTGAACATAAAGTCTCATATCATAAAGTGCTCGTCTAAAAACTCTTAAAGCATGAGTTCTTTCAGCTAGTCTAGAAGTCTTTTCTTCCAATTGTTTATCGAGCTTATCAATATCTTCTTTAGAACGACTTAATTGAGTATTGAGTTCCTCATTAACTTTAACAGTAGCATTAAGAGTATCTTCGATATTCTCTAACTTAATAAGACTATTAGTTTTCTCTTCAATAATCTTATCCTTCTTTACAATAATATCTTTATATTCATTTTCTTGCTCTTCGATTTGATTACGTAATTCGGTAATTCTATTACCGCTATTAGTAAGTTGTCCTTCAAGAAACTTAATACGTTCAGTTAACTCATTATTATTAGATTTAAGAGATTCAATCTCATCACAATCTTTAATAGTATAAGTATTGCCTAAATTAGCAATCTCACAAATAGAAGCAAGTGATTGAAAATCTAAATCAATTATACAACCACTAGCTTCAACAATAGTAACTCCATTGGTATGAGATACAAGAGTTATATGCTTTTTATCATTTACAATAGCTTTCATAAATACAAGTATTAATTATTAAGAATTTAATTTTAAAAGTAGAAAGTCTCTATATAGAATAAGAGACGAATAGAACCAATAACTATTATATAAGTAATAATAGCTTGAATCAAAGAGTAATTGATACGAACTCTCTTACTAGTAAGATAGTTGAATATCAAATAACAGAAGAATAAGACTATCCAAATAAAAGATAGAAATATATAGAACTGGTAATCTGTCATGGTGAAGTAAGTTTAAATAGTATTAGAAATATACCAATACTAAATGAAATCATTAATATTGCAACTAACATAGTAGTAAAAGTAAACTTCGGATTAATTAGAAACTCACTACATTTAACAAATGCAATAATAAATAGTAATGCTAAAACAGTAATATCGTAGTTAGACATAATAGTATAAGTTAGTAAGTGGATAAGATAAAGAGTAAAAGAAGTACAGTAATGTCACCCCTTTATGGGGGAGACAGCGAGCTTTGCGAGCGTTGACAAGCCAAGCTACACAACAATACAATTATTAATAATAGTATTACTAATAGTACTATTCCCGTTATCAGTTGTAATACATAGTATTGTTATTATCGGAATCGTCCGAACTACTATTGTCAAAGACAATGGTAGTGACGCTCTAACAATAACAACTGCAATAACCAATAATAATATAATAGTAATGACTAAGGATTAAGACTATAATAATAACTATTGGTACAATAATAGTGTGGACTAATATAAAAACCTAACTATTAGTACTATTAGTACAATAATAGGTCTATCATATTGACAATAATATCTTCAACTCTAAGACTATTAGAACAAAGTTCTAATTGGATTAGACAATTAACAACCAACAACTAGTAATAGTACTATTATATAAATATAATTAAAATCATAACTATCAATATAATAGCAACAATAATAGAACTAGTACTATGACTATGATAGTATCTAATAGTAGAACTAGTACTATGACTATGATAGTATCTAATAGTAGGATTATAAGATAGGATTAAAATCCTGACTCCATAAACGAAATGGTTTAGGTAATAGTTGCAACATTGTAGATAAGAGAAGTGAGTTAGAATGAAGGAGTAGAGGTAGGAGAGGGAGTAGTCCCACTACTTAACCAACTCATCTCTCTTATCTACATCTTCTAACTATTCTTACTCCACTAGTATTATCTCACTCTATTGTCTACTCTACTATCTAGCTTAACGAGGAGCCTTAGCGACCCTTCCGAGCATTGATGTTGTCAATACTAGTAATAGTCTTGATACTATTGATACTATTGATACTATTGGTGTGATTGTGTGAGCTTCTTCCTATTGTCTGCGACAATAGTCATCGAATAAGCGAGCTAATAAAAAAAATAGTATTATATTTGCATATACAAAATAAAAATCTATTTTTTACAAGATTCTCTTATCTCAGTATAGTGTGTTAATTTTATGTTAAATCGGTCATTATCAGTCAGTTACGAATTTCAAATTACACGCAAATCTGTGTAAAATACTAGGTATAATGCTTGTTTTTACACGCAAATCTGTGTAATTTAGAGCCGTAAAATGAGTTTTTAACTATAAATTAACAATTATGAAAGTAGAAACAAATGCTAAAATAAGTGCTCAAGTCCAACCAGTGGACAATCTTATCAAACCTACTGTATTTCCTTTTAATATTAATCCTAAAGATTGTTCTGACGACAGTCTTGACGAGCTTAAACAATGGGCTAATAAGACAGGTAAGACAATTGTTGTAATCGAAGATGATAAAGTTAGATATACAGGTAACTTTATGCAGTTATACTTCGATGGAATGTCTAACCTAAGATATTTAAAGACCCATGGTCTATCCATGTTGAATTACATATATAGGAATATAGGATTCGGTTGTAATTGGATAGTACTTAACCAAACTAAAATTGCTGGTGAATTGTCTGTTAGTCAACAAAGAATAAGTGACAGTATTCGTCAACTAATCGATGCCAACTTTATAGCTAAAGCTATTAATGATAAGAACAATGTCTATATCATAAACCATAATATGATGTTTATGGGAGATAGAAACAAATTCATATCGGATTACATGAGACTGTATTCAGATAAATAACTTATCAGTTGGTTAGCTTCGCTTATCAGTTGTAGCATTTCGCTTATCAGGTGACTAGTGTCGTTTCCAATCCTTAGTGGCTTTGCCTGACGGCTGTGCCCGAAGGCTTTGCCGGACAGCGAGCATAAGTCGAGAGTATTATCGAACACGTGCCGAATGGTGTATTCTTAGTTTAGTAGGAGAGGTTTCCCTCTCCTACGTAACTGGTTAAGCAGCACCCTCTGCATCAGGTTGGTATTTAGCCAACATGTCAGCCACGAGCATTTCGTCCGCAAGGGACAAACTACGCATACTTAGTTCGTATGGGAAATACTCGTAACGGTCGTGTTCATTAACACGTTCCTCCTTAGCCATTTTACTGGCATACGGATTTACAAATATCTCACCTGCTCCAAGCACGTGTCCAAGCACGCTAATACGTGCCTTCTTGAAGATAACGTGCAGCACTGATAACGGTGCAGTCATAACAGCATTGGCAAGCATTGGCTCGCCCTGACCTTTGAGAATAGCTGCAAGCTGAATACGAGTAGTAAAGATATTACGAGTCGTAGACTCGACATAAGTACCACTAGCAGCATCTTTAACAAACTGTGGAATGTTGCGATTAACAACAACAGTAAGCGCACCAGCATAACGACTACTATTATCAATGATATTAGTAATCATTAAGCTGTCGTGATTCTCGAAATCAGGACGGTCAAGCAACAGACGAGTAATATCGTCTGCATCCTGTCCTTGATACTCGGATAGGTCAACTATACGTGCATCATCATTACTAGCATCATTACTAGCATCATTACTAGCGTTAGCTTTAGCTTCTTCGGCAGCTTTCTTAGCAGCTTCTTCGGCAGCTTTTCTAGCTGCATCATTAACTCTTGTTCCCATAAT